ATGAGTAGATGAGTAGATGAGTATAGTACTACTACACGGTACTAGAGGGTATGAGGGGTACGTTAAGGGACCGTTACGAGCATGTATAACGTCTCCTGCTCGACGCACCCACGGAGTCTTTTCCCATAAAAATGAAAGTGGCGGGGGAACTTTTTCTCTGAAAAAATGAGGTTGTGCTTGGAACTTTTGTGGTGTCAAGAGGAAGAAAAAGAATGACCCTCCGCCCGAGGAAAGCAGAGGGTCACTATGATGTACGAGAGAGAGGAGAAAAGCTCTTGCGTGAACTGTCATCATATCATATGATTACGATAATGTAAAGAGGAGTGAGGAATAAGGAACTTGTATGGCAGAGAAAAGTCTCGTAGTAAACTATACTCCCGGCCCTATGATTGAGCGATTTATTCTTTCGCGTGCCTTTTATACATTGTGTATGGGAGGGCGAGGAGCGGGAAAGACGACTGGAGGGCTTTTCAGGGCCATTGTGCATGCCCAACGTCTGGGGAAGGCGCACTGGCCGGTAAAGTGGGCAGTGGTGCGTGATACACGAAGGAATATAGGTATTACGACGGCGCGAACTATTCGTAAATGGTGCCCACCACCGTATTCAGTATGGGCGGGTAAAGTCGACGAGTTTGAGCGTTGCACGATTATCGTGAACAATAAACCTTTGATTACATTTGACTTTTTTGGGGTCAATTCCCCTGCGGATCACGATAGATTTCAATCATTTGAATGCTCGGGACTCTGGCTTGAAGAGCCATGTCCTCTCGCCACTAATACGGAATTTGTTGCATCTGGTATAGCGGAGTCTGTGCTGACATCTGCCGTAACGTCACTGCGTGGTTCCCCCGAACCTACTGTGCAGATTACATTTAACCCACCCTCAGCGGATCACTGGACTGCCCAACTTTTTCATATTCCGGGTTATGAGGCAGGTGGAGATGATGAAGTAGAGATGACAGACGTGCAAATTCAGGTTCGGAATAATGTCCGTGCAAGTACGGCCATTTTCATGGTACCACCATCTGAGTGTGCGGCGGAAATCGAAACGCCGGGATATATCCAGCGGAATAGGGAAATTCTCCAAGCAACGGGGCGCACAGATCTCCTGGCGCGACTTGTAGATGGGCGTCTCGGATATGCGCAGGTAGGCGAGCGAGTGACCCCCGAATTTAATAGTGCCCATCTTGCGCCAGGCATGGCAGTCATCCCGAATGTGCCCCTCTTACTCAGTTTTGACTACGGACTGAATCCGACATGTATTGTGGCACAGATATCCCCTGGGGGCTACCTCCTTGTGCATCGGGCATTTTCACAAGAAAACATCGGTATGAAGCAATTGTTAGAGCAGTATGTGCATCCGTATCTAGCCCAGCAACCCAGTACGCAGTGGAGTTATTGCGGCGGTCCAGAGGCAGTGGAACGAGAGCAGTCGGACAGCGAAGAGACGGCCTTGAGGATGATTATGAGGACGCTTGGTAATGCCCCATATCGCTCAGGACCAGTGAGTTGGTCAGCGCGTCGTGATGCTCTCCATGATGCACTTACACGCTCACCTGGAGGGATGCCGTGGATTCGCATACATCCGCAGACAGCGGCTCTTTTGGTACGTTGTCTTGATGGAGGATGGCATTATCCTACTGACTCACAAGGACATATACGAAATGATGCACCTAATAAGAAATCAAAATGGGATCATCTCGGAGACGCCTTCTCCCATTTGTGTGCAGTCTTATTACGGAAAACGGATCGTGAGAGCAATAGACGACAGGAGTTACGCGGTCCAGCCCGCCTGTCTGTGCAACGGCAACGTGAGGGAATATCCCCAGTGGGTGTAACACGCACAGGTGTGTAAGAAAAGGCAAAGGGTATGTCGCAAACTGACAAAGCTCGTTTTATAACGAGTCTCTCTGATGCTCAGTGGAGCAAGCTCACGAATCAGGTGATCGAAAATCGTGATGAAGCGCTAGCCTCACGCGGAGAATTCGATTTACGCCATGCGGATCGTTACCGGCGTTTTCTTGCTGATCCGTCATTGCGCCCGCCCGGTCCGTGGCCAGAGTCGGCTAGATTATTTATGCCCAATACGCGGGATGTCTTTGAGAAACTGCACTCAGAAATTTGGAATGCGCTCTTTGGGAATATCCATCAGATTCAGGTGACGGCGTTTGGTGACGAGGATGTGAAGAAGACGGATCTTGCTACACGATTTTTGCGCTGGTCTCTGGGAACTCCCCTGGCAATTGCCAACGAGGGGGCATTTGCGCAGGTGTCATCAGATCTCGTCTTTGATGCTCTTATGGATTCAGTGGGTGTGGCGAAAATTACGCAGTGGACACCCCCCTGGCAGGCTCCTTCTGAGGATGCACGTCGTTTTCTCAAACGTATTGTGCGTATTGATGCGCTCGATTTGGGGATGTTGCTTGTCGCGTCAGATGCGGAGTCTCTCCAATTTCCTCAATGCCGATATGTGCATCAGGAGTTTTTCCTGACCTCAGACGATCTCTTACGCATGGAGAGAGCAGGTTTCGAGGTTCCTGATTATGACGAAATGGGCTATTCACAGCAGATGACGGATCGGAAGCGAGCGGAGTTGGAGCGCGGCGGTGAGCGGGTCATTGAGTTTCATCCCGATTCGATTCCATTTGTGGAATCCTATGAGCGTTTTGTGCTTGACGAGAAGGAAGGTGATGAGGAAGATATTATTGTCTCCTGGTTCCCAGATGCCCAAATTCAAGGCACATCACATAATAATGACGGAAATCATGGTCGTATTGCTGGTGTACGGCGGCTTATTGATGTATTTCCCCAAGATGATCGCCCTCGTCGTCCATTTTTTCCGGTAACTGTGTGGCCGCAACCGCGTCAATGGAAGGGGATGAATGTCGCAGACCGACTTGAATCCATGCAAGACCTCATCAATCGACTCCACGAACAACTCGTCAACTATGGCGAAGTGTCAATGTTACCATATGTATTTGTCAATACCTTCCTTACCGGAGAATTGCCCGATCTCAGGACAGTGCGCCCTGGCACTACTGTTCCAATCGACGATGTTAACGGAGTCCAGTTTGCCCCCACAAGATCGCTTAATCGTCACTTCTCAGAACAGATTCAGCTTGCGCAAGCTAACGTCGAACGTGATTCGCAGGTTTCGGACCTCACATTAGGACGTTCATCGGATCGACCCAACGCGCCACGCACGGCAGCGGCAACGATGGCCATTCTTGGGGAAGCGCGTAAATCGTATGGCTCCCTTGTGCGGCATGCCGCGTTACAGTTTGGGGCGATGCTAAGTTTTCACTTTAAGTTATGGCAGGAAATCCTCCCTGACGATACGCATGTGCAGATTTTTGAGTCGAAGGGCGCAGTAGAACCATCGTTACCGTCTGACGAAGCCTCGACATTGTGGGATCGTTTGTTTGCGCGTGAGCCGCTTTCGGAGACAGGGAGACCTCAAAAAGAGCAGTATGTTGCACTGCCAATTGGTCGGGACAATCTCTCTGGATTTTTTGATGCGACAGTTGAAGTGAATCCTGAGGAACAATTTGATCGCCAAGTGATGGTGTCGCTCTTCCAAATGACGTCACCGGCGCTTCAAGAATACCCTCTTGGAGTTCGTTTGATGTTGAAACGGATGTGGGCGATATTTGATCAGCACGGTTTTGATGATATTTATCCCGAAGAGATTGCTTTGTTACAGACGCAGCAGCGCACTATGGCTGTTGAGGTGCAGATTGCGCAGTTTGAAATGCAGCTCAAGCAGATGGGGCAGCAGGAAGCGCAGCAGAAATTGCAAGGCATTCAGGCAGCGGCGCAGGAATATCATAAGACAGGACAAATGCCCTCGCAACTTGCTGATTTTATGCATCAGAATCTCCCCCCGGATCAGCAGCAGCAATTTGTGCAGCAGCAAACAGCTCAAGTGGGAAAGAAGGCATGAAAATCATTGAAGAATATCAATGCACTTTTTGCGCAGAAATCCAAACAATGACGACATACAATCATCCTTTTAAACTTGATTCTGCTTTATTGGGGGGTCTACCAAGAGGATGGACATTTATATCGCCATATATGTATGTGTGTCCTGCACATGAAGTAATAGTGCGTAGTACAGCAGAAGAGGAGCGCGATGAAATTATTTCGCCAGCGCATTGAAGAGTTAGAAGATATCCTCGTAAAAATCGACAAATTCTTTGTGCAACTTGATACGGTTGTGAGTCGCATTGAAGAGAGTCTGCACGATTTACAAAAGCATATCATCAATCATGGAGATGTGTGTGAGTACGACGGCTACGAATAAGTTTGGTCCCGCAGAACGTGATGCTCTTCAGCAAATGGTGCGCTCTGCCGGGTGGAAAATTGTCATGCAGAATATCATAACTCCTCTGTTAATGCAGACAAATGCTCGTTTGGAGGCTTTCGGAACTACCGAACAGGAAACACAATTCCATCGGGGAGTCAAGCACACGTTGAAAAGGTTGATGGAAGACTTGTATAATCTCGGGGAATTACCAAATCCATTTGAGGAGCACATGCAGGCGTTCTTAACGACACTGGCTATTCAGCATCAGCCAACACTGGAAGAGGACCTGCAAATGGCGAAAAAAGAAGTTACCCCCCCTGTGCGAATACGAGGGCGAGTATCTCCTGTATTTTAGGTGCTTGCTTTTTTGAAAAAAATTTAATAGAGTTATATCTGTAGAAAACTTCCGCAGTGCTTACCAGCAGCGAATTGGTTTATGGCACTACTGAAGTGCATTCGCTCATAAATCAATGAAAAAGGATGACAACATGCCTGGTGAAAAGAGCACCTTGCAAGATAAGACCGTGAAAGCGCACTCAAGTCTTGTAAGCCTCGATGGGACGGACGATGTTGAGGGAATTGGTACAGGTACTGCGGAAGACCCCATACAGATGAAAACGGAGTTGGATGAACTTCGTAAGCAAAATGAGCGGTACAAACAGCAAATGGCAGGGTGGGAAACGCAATCAAAACGCAATCTCACAGAGCGTGATCAACTTGCGGATCGTGTTGCCCGGATGGAAGGGCATATTTCTGCGACAGCCAACGGGAAAACGGCAGATAAAACCTCTGAAAAAGCGTTACCCTCTGGGAAATTGAAGAGTGCCCTTCAGAAATGGCTTGACAACGATGACTCAGAACTCAATGAAGTCGAAGCCTATTTAGCCAACGCAGCAGCACCACGCAATCCGGCAAAAGAAGAAGATGTCGAGAATATCGTCACACGTACACTACAAAAATTCGGCGCGAAATCGACATTGCAAAGTCGCATTGGCGTGATTCATCCAGAGATGGGGGATACAAACAGCGAACTCTATCATGCAGTATTTGAAAACTATGAAGAGTATGCGAATGATCCCCAGAACAAAATGTTTTTTCCTGATGATGATCAGTTTCTTGTCCCCGTGCCCGATCCGGCTGGTGGAAAAGCAAAGATGATGGACGCACGCATTGTGCGTCAGCTTGCATCTGAATTGAAAGTACAAAGTGGCATCACAGAGGGCAGACGGCAAGGGCAAGAATCACGTTCTGCTACTTACGGTGCTGCACAAACAGGGAATGGTCGTACCACATCGACGGCACGAAATCGTAGTGTCGAGGCGCTTGAGTTACTCACGCAAAATGAGCGCAATGAAATAGCCAATTTAAAAAGTTTGAAAGCCTGGCCTAAAGAGTGGCCTACAGACGACAAAGCGGCAGCGAAGATGATTTTTGACAATCTTTCTGCTCCTGAAAAGTCAAGACGCCTGACGGAATATCGTCGGGTAAGGAATTAAGTATGTCCAAGGATACATTGACGACTATATGCGGCGCGGCATTGGCTATTCTCCATCAAGTAGGGATCGTCGGGGCTCTTCCTCAGACCAAGACTGACTGGACGAATACGGGCGTGAGTGCTATGATGCTGGCACTCGGATACTTCACAAATAAATAATAATTGATGAATTCATATGAGTTACTCAGCAGGCTTTGGAAAGGCAAGATTAAGAAGGTTCCCGAATGCTGCCTACTCACCGTTTGAAACCAAGTACGACTTACGTGCGACCTGTACGGTATGCGGCTTCAAGGGTATTGACGCGGTTGCTACGCAGGAGCCCGAAATGCAGTCATTTGGTACAGTCATCACTGGATCTGTCTATCAGATTCCTGTGGGTACCCCGGCTGACCAGCTTTCGAGTGCTATTGACAAGGATGTCTTTACGCAAGTGGGTGCGTTTGCAGGCTGTCCATTTTGTGGTAGTCCAAACTGGTCATGGGCCAGGGAAAATGGGCTCCAATGGTAAGTGCGTAGATGCTATTTTGGTGGTATAATCTTCTAAGGTGGTTAGTATTTAACTTCTTAGGAGATAATATGAGAAATCAAAATAGTGAAGCTCAACGTAAACGTGCTACAACGCATGGAATGACAAAAACATCGACGTATACAGCTTGGCGTTCTATGAAAAGACGCTGTACCCTTAAAACTGATCATTCTTATACACGGTATGGCGAACGAGGAATTACTATTTGTGCACGTTGGCTTTTATCTTTCGAGAATTTTTTAGCTGATATGGGTGAAAAGCCTGAAGGTTTTTATTTAGACAGGATTGATAATAACGGCGGTTATGAATTAGGAAATTGCCGTTGGGTCGATGCAAAAACTTCAACATGGAATCGTGAATGCACGCGTTATGTTGAAGTAGAAGGTAAGTCAGTACCGATTATGGAAGCGGCACGTTTACTCGGTCTTGGCGAGTTAAGGCTTTACCACTTTATTAACAAGTACGGGGAAGTGGAAGGTATAGAACGCGCAAAAAATGCTATAGTTAGAAAACATTGGAGCATGACATACAAAGGTATTACACAAAGTGCTTCTCGTTGGGCCGAAGAATATGGAATTGATCGGGGTACTGTGCGTTATCGTATATCACGTGGATTAAGCCCTGAAGAAGTATTAGGTGTATAGTGGTAAGGAAAACTGAGTGAAATTAACCACTGACGTTGACCATTACGTTAAAAATTATTCTGTTCAATTGTGTTTTCATGAGGATACACTTACTTTCACATTACGAAAATGTGGTATTAATGACATAAATGATGAAATGCTTGAAACCTTAGAAGCATTTGCTGCTAAATTTCGTAATTGTAAGAAGGAAGAGAGCGATGCTGTATGACAATGAAGCACATGATGATCGCACACGATATGCTTCTTGTTTCAGTGTGCAAGGAGAAGCAGAGGCTAGTGGTACTTTGTATCTGGATGACAAAAAAATTATTCTTACGTTTACTTCTGGTGCCGGAAAAGTCGAAAATGATTCATTGTCTCATTGCATAAATCTGGTTATACGGGATTTGTTAGCGTGTCTCGAATGAGATTTGATACCGATGGCGGGGTCGTTTATAGAGTAAGACACCGTATTTATACGAAGAACCGGGCGCAAGTCCCGCATCGCCTCCTCGGTAAGGAGTATTGTGGTGAGACAAGATACCGGAATACGCCATATGCAAATTGGAACAGCGGCATCGCGTATTGACGGGATTCTTGATGTACGCGAGAGCAAAATTCGGTTGACTATTCGCAATAAGACAATGCCAGATGAGCAGGTGGAAGAAATAACGCTCACCATCGTCAAAGACTTTTTACGTCAACTGCGGGAACATCGTGATGAAAATCGGCCAAACGATAAAGACAGGCGCTGGGTACCTTACGAAGGCATTGCCGCTGCACAAGTGGAGACGGCCTGACGGGCTTTCGTCCTTTCTTACAGATATGATTCAGCTACGAAAAGCCCTTTGTTTGTGCTCTTCGTGCGAATACAAAATGCCGCGAAAGTGGCAGGAGCGGTATAATTACACCCTCGTTAAAAATTTCCATGCGGATAACACAGGGTGTGACTATTGCCGTCAAGAGACCTCGACGAACCTTTATGTGTCAACTGAAGGTAAGTATTGTCAAGAGATGTTGCTCACCGAAAAGTCGGTACGTGAAACAAAGGCTCGTGAGAGGATACAAGCAGAGCGTGATCGCGCTATGCTATTTGTTGGATAATTGCCAGACTAAGGGAGACTAGATATGGCAAGCGTAGTAGGAAGTTTTTCCGGCGGAAAAAGTTTTTTGGCGGATTATTTCGCCAGCGCAGCGCTTACGGCTGGCCAGGTTGCAGTGCGCGAAGCAACAGCATCGAACATCGGCGAAGCAACGAACCCCTCCAGCACAACTTCGGTAACTGATGTTGTTGGTGTGCTGCTTGATCAGGCTACTTCGAACACCGCGCCGACAAAAGAGCCGGGTTTGCTTCTTGTCGTAACGACTGGTGGTCTTGAGAATATAGTGCGTGTGGATTCCAATCCGCTGGCTATTTTCCGCTTCATCGTATCGGGTGGGACGGCAGACAACACCGCATTGCCGACAGCAGCTCCTGCCAATATTTTGACGAATACTGTGCTGAGTTCCGGTGGTACTGTTATTACGGCATTTGTAGGTACAGTGGATATGTCTGGCGGGCTTATTAAGGGTCGCACTGGCAACAATGCCGGTTCAATTCGCAAAATGGTAAGCCAGATTGCGAGCACTTCGACAACTGTGGGTATCGCATTTGTCAACGCAATTGCTGTGAACGATACGTTCATTCGTGTGCCTTTTAGTCGTGTGGCTGTTGCAATGACATTGACCACGCCTTTTGATCAGGCGAATGGTAATGTGGCATTTTCTACGTCTACTGCGAAGTTCCGCGTTGTCAATGTGAATATTGACGAGCAGAATAGTATCGTGACTGTGGATGTGATTGCTACACTGCATTTCTATAATAAAAATTCTTAGTATAATGATGGGATTTAGGGGTTTATACCCCTTACTCCTTAATTCTTACTAAGTTTTTCGTTGAAAAGGAGCGGCAAGGGTTGGCCGACCCTGTTGGAGTTCATCGCCCAACAGCCGCTTCTGTTTATAGTGATGAATCGTAGATGAACGATACAGATGGACATCACTATAAATAAAAGGATTTTGCAACATGGCAATTTTAGATCTTGCTAGTTTTCAGACATTAGTCGATAGACGTTATCGTGAAATAAAGGATTTTGAGCTTGCGTCTGTCACTGATCAACTTCCCTTGTGGTTTGGGATGGAGACTTCAGATACGTTCGAAGAGCGCCGCTCGACTATCGGCGAACTTCCGATATGGGATACCTTCGGCGGTAATCTCCAGTACACACGTTTTTTCGAGCAGTACAATGCAGTGGCAACGCACATTGAGTTTACGCAGGGACTGCGTTGGACCCGTCGTATGATGGATGACGATCTCACGGGAATTATGCGTGGGGACCGTTATCGTAAGATGGTGCGTTCTGGTGTTATTACTCGCCAGATTCACGGCGCTCGTCTTTGGAACTTCGCGGCCTCGAATGACTCCTTCTTCTATAATCGTTCTGAAGGCGTTCCTCTTGCCTCGGCAGCACACACTACTCGGGCAGACGGTGTGTCAACGGCAACCGGCTTCAACAACATCACGGTATCCGATTTAGCTCCTACCTCGTATCGCGCTCTGCGTCAACAGATGCGGCGTTTTGCGAATGATCGCGGGTTCATCATCAATGTTATTCCTGATTGCCTCGTTGTGCCAATTGAACTTGAGCAACGGGCTATGGAAATTCAGGACTCTCCCGGCGATGCAGACACCGCTCGTCGTTCCAGCAACCCGGAAGCCAGCACGGCGTCTATCGAAGTCCCTCTGTATTGGACGTCAACTACCAACTGGGCACTGTGCAATAAAGCATTGATGCATGAGAATCTGATTTGGTTTGACCACACAACCCCAGATTTCAACAGCGTCGTGGATTTTGAAACTTTCCAGCTCAAGGCAAGTGGTTATATGCGCTATTCTTGGCTCGCGTTGGACTGGCGGTGGTTAAGTTACGGCAACGTTTCGTAATCCAATTAACTTAGTTGGGTTACTTAGCGTAAGAAGTAAGGGTTGTACGGGAACTAATGGCCCTTTGTCATGTTTACTCGCATTGCAACTACGACACGCAGGTACGATATTATGAAGAGTATGTGATCCGCCTTGAGATATCGCGGTAATATGATCCATTTCCAGGCGGATGCACTCTTTATCGCAGTACGCGCAGCGGTTTTCAAAAGCGATTTTCATTTCTTGCCATTGAGCAGAACTAAAATCGTTTATAGGTGCCCTAGCTTTACGGGCGCGGCGCGCAATAGTATAGGGTACCTGTTTTTGAGCAAGTTCTTTTCGATGTTGTTCTCTGTAACGACGATTTCGTTCTCGCGCTTCTTTGAGATGAGTTTTACGCCATTTATTCATGTCCTGGCGTTTTTGTTCTTTCATTACTTCTTTGTTTGCTGCATATTTAGCGGCATTGAAAACTTGATTGTAGCAAGCATGTGTGCAATATTGTTTGACGCGGCCACCGCCGCCTTTACGTGGTGTGTATTCGAATGGCGTACCGCAATTAACGCAGAGTTTTTCCATGAGATACCTCCTACTTAGGTTATGTGGATTGTCGGGCTTCCTACAGAAGTAGGCTGCGGGAATTTAGAGTGATCAGCTCAACCCGACATTGTTGAATTGTACCATGGGTGTTATATTTTTGGCAAAGGAGTAAATATGGCAAAGACCATTGTGGTTGATATTACCTATGATGGTGTACTGAATCAGCCCTGCTCATCGGCATTTGCAAGCGCATATACTCGCTTGTATAACCAGATTAGTGGTGATGCAACGCTATCGGCTGGTCGTGTTATCATGGCACTTGCTGGCGATAAATTCGCAGACAAATTTGGTAGTGAGTCTACTGTTACACGAAGTGACAGTACTCACGACATGTATCGCGTCTTGATCACCTTTGCACAGGCAGTAGGCACACCATGTGATGCAGATATTGTCACAGCTTATAATGCGTTGCAAGCAATGATTGCAGGTGACAGCGTACTTTCTTTAGGTCATTATATTACTTCATTGTACGATACTGCGTTGTATGGTGGTGAATCTGGTGGTGACGAATAAAAAGGAGTAAACTATGTGGAAGACACATAAAGTTGAGCAGTATAAGGGTCTTTATGGCGATCCAGGTTCGATAAAGAGTAAAAATCCTGGTGTGCCATTTGATTACCTCCCTGCCCCCGGCGCAAAGCCAGCAGGAAAAATGACGGGTGGAGGCACTGGCGTGAAGAGTCACAAGACACGCCAGGATCATGGCAACAAAAAGATGAAGGTTAGCTGATGACGACCTTGACAGAACATGATCTTTCAGTCGGAGAACTTGCGAAAAAGGCATACTTTAATGTTGATCAAAGGAAAGAGCTAGAACTGTCCATTGATACAACGCAAACGATGCTTAATGAGACTCGCGCTGGTCGTGTCCAAGGCGAGGTTGAGGCAATGGAAAAGCATCTGTTGCGTGAACGACAGATGCTAGCTACGGGTACGCCTCCGCAACTTGATACGCAGACAAAAAACAAGGTTTTTCGAAAGGTCCAAGAGCTAGAAACCAAGTTTACACATGCGCTTCCGACGTATGAGCAGATGCAAATCCCCAGTCCAAATCATATTGACTGGCACGTGGCGTGGGAACGCCAACACCAGCAGGATGTATTGGCGTGGAAAACAGGTTTGCTGATGCTCGATCCAGACAATAGCGAGCCTAATTTTCGCAATATTGCGCGTCTTCGTGGCAATAAGATAGCGGGGACTGATCCTCGCAAATACTGGCAAGGTTTCGAGGCGATTAAGTTCGCGCAAACAGAGCAGCAAATCCTCGAAGATATGATTGCGACAATGGATGATGCTGCTTACATGAGTTTTTTGCAGTTAAAAAGTGCAAATTGGTCAAAGAAGAACATTCTTCGAAAGCTTGACTGGTCTGAGCCGATGTACGAGGCTGCCGAGTCGCGGTACGAGCAAGCGATTCGTAAGTTATCTGAAGATGAGGACTCTCCTACGCCTCGGGCCGCGATTTTACCAGAGCTCGATGTCGAAGAGGTCGAGGAAACAGAAGTAGTCGAAGAGGTAGAAAAAGGTTGGCCAATTCCTCTGATTAAGAGTTATGGACTGAGTGTCAATAAGTTTGTCGGGTTGGCAAAAATCAATCCAGGTCGTTTTTATAACCTCACGAAAACTCAAAAATGGCCTGTTGACGTGAAGAAGAAGATTGAAAAGACATTGCAATCATTGCAAAAACACCAGGAAGAGACGGAGCCTGTTGCTGTAACAGAGCCCGTAATTGACATTGTTGCGGAGCCTGTCAAAGCATAGAGCCCGCACACCTGAGAGGAAATTCAGATGCCTTTAGCCGGTTATCCAAGTCTTCTGGCAGGGTTTGGCCCGCCATTTTTGAACGTGTCTCCCCAAGTTACCACTGGGAAGATGTTCTTTGTATCATCTGTGGTTGGTAAGGCGAACAATGTTGGCGATGATCCGCTTCGCCCTCTTGCTACCTTGACTCAGGCTCTTGCTAAAGCCCGTGCAAATAAGGGTGACTATATCATCTTAATGCCCAGTCACGCAGAAACGGTGACGGCTATTGGCGGCATTACCGTGAGTACGGCGGGTGTTACGGTTATCGGCATGGGTGTTGGTGCGCAGCGTCCTACCTTCACGTTCAGTACTGTTGCAGGCGCTTCGTTGCTTGTCAATGCCGTCGATTTTAAGATGTATAACGTTGTAGGCGTATGCGGTGTGGCCCTCCTGACCCAGCCGTTTGATATCGAAGCGAGTGGATGTTATCTGGATGTTGAATGGCAAGATCCTTCCTCAGCGCTTCAGTCGGTGTCGCCTTTCGGTATAGCTCTCACGTCGGCAGTGAGTAACGTCTACTTGCGAGCGCGTATTCTCGGCCAAACCTCTGGTGGCACCGCTCCTGTGCAGGGTGTGGTCATTGGTGGTACGGCTGTCACACTTACGACGGGTGTTATTGATCTTGATTTTTACGGTCGCGCTTCGACAGCGGTTGTCAACTTTGTTTCGCAGGCGGCTATTGATATTCGTGTTATCGGCACGATCTACAACAGCGGTGTAACGGACGGCTCGAAGAATGTTGTGGATACGGTAACGGGCTCTACCTGGTTTGCTTCAGTCAATGATGCAGCGGCTGGACAGGTGTGGTCTGGCGGTAGCGGCGCAGCGGCTGGTCTCGGCAGCACCTCTCTTCTTGTGCCTACGGCTAACTCGACCGCCGACTTGTTGGAACGCGATGTTATCGGTAATAAGACTGACACAACCGTTGATGTTGTCGGGACTACGAAGTCCCTTCTGGCATATGCAAAGGGTTCTATTGCCAATCTGAGCGGTGCAGCAGGTGTTGCGACCTATCCTACGGCGGCTGCATACACCAACGGTGTATCGATTGCGGCTGTTCTTGGCTACGTTCAGGATGGTGTGCGTCGTGGTTCCGGTACCATTATGCCTGCGAATACATCGGTATGGGATGTGCTGGGTTCGGGTACTGGCACATTCACGTTTCCGGCTGCGGCAACCCCTGCAAACAACGTGAGTATCGCTCAGGTTGTGCGCGAATTGTTTAACCAGACTGACCAGGCGGTCAATACTACTGCTGGTGGTGTGGCAATTTCGCTGGCAACCGTCAGTATTTTTACCATCGCGGGCGGTCCTATTGAAGTGCTTGGTCTCTACTGGATTTGGCAGACAGCGGCTCAAGCAGTAGCGACAACGTTGCAGTTTAATGTGAATGCAACATCCGGTGGCGCAACAACTGTCTCTGGGGCATCCGCTTCACAGTCTGGTGTTGCGGCTGGTACCTCAGGTATGTGTGTTGGAACTTTTGTTACCGCACCAACAATCACCACTGGTGGCACAGTCGCTACTGGCACTGTAAAGTTCATGGTACCAGCAGGGTCTATTCAGTATATTGCTGGTACGAGCGCGAATACGGGCTTGGTGACATGGTATTTGCGGTATCGCCCACTAGCTCGCGGTGTAACCGTTGTAGCGGCCATCTAAGTGACGTCGGGGCACCTTAAGGTGCCCCTGCTTTTCAGGGAGGATACGAAAATTCCTGCAAAATCGAAGGCTCAGGCGCGGTTCATGTTCGCGGAGATGGGGCGTAAGAAGAAGGGCAAGAAGACAGAAACTGGTATGAGTGAAGATCAGTTGAAGGATTTCACGAAAACGAAACAAAAAGGTCTTCCCGAAAAAATAAAGAAAACTAAGAAGGGAAAGAAGTGATGGCGAAGGCAATGAAGAAAGAAAAGCACGGCAAGATGTCGGGGCGTACTCCTCACGAAGAGCCACATGAGAAGACGGGTGGCAAGGGCATGATGGAGCAGAAGTCTCGCGGCAAAAAGGGTGGCAAGTCCAAGAAAATGAGTGGGAAATCCTACTAGGGAGATGAGAGATCGTGGGGAAGACCTATAAGAACAAGTCATCTTCAAAGATGTCTGGACGTAGCAGTGAGAAGAGTGGTCGTACTGATGACCCCGATCTCGCTCTTGATATGTTGATGCAGAAGAAACAGAAGTCTACGAGTCGTAAGGGTATGAAACACAATCAATCGGGACGATCAGAATAATATGATTGATGAAAGACGTTACACGGTAGAAGACTGTACGGAAGAAGACACGATTTATCTTAACGTCCACATATCTCAACAATATGTAGATGGGTATTGTCGTGTCGGCAACCGCATGCTTCAGGGACGATTGGAAGTGAATCCGGCGTGGTTTTCTTCGACAAATCTTGAAAAGGCTATTGATACGCAAACGCGTTCGGGTCAGTTGAGCTTGAATGACATGCACGGTTTTGATTGGGAAGCCGATTACAATCTTGAAGATTTAAAATTGGATTATCCAGTCATTATAACTGAGATGGAATAGATGCCAAGATTTTTCCTGTGGAGCCCAAACGGTGATGGTGACTGTGTAAGTTACAGGCTTCATCTTGAGGGCGAAGATGTGGTATTGCGCATCGACGAGGCGTGGTCTCGGCCAAATCTTGAAGGAATTGTCGAGCACACAACGGCGTATCCACGAAAAGGCGATATCGTCATTTTTGGGTCGAGCAAACTCGGACAGGAAGCGGCGAAACTCCAAAAGGCAGGTTTTGGTGTTATTGGAAGTTGCCCGTATGCGGACGATCTTGAAATGGACCGCTGGTTTTTTATTCAAGAATGTAAACGTCTCGGCATTAAAACCCCAGAAACACACCGATTTAACAGTTACGATAAAGCCCGTGCTTTTGTGCAACAACGGGGTGAGCGGTGGGTGTTTAAACCGTCTGGTGATCAGGAATCTGCCTGTACTTTTGTGGCAAAAGACGATGAAGAACTGCTTTTTGCGTTTGACCATCTTGAAAAGCAAATTCCAAAGGCTGATTTCCTCCTTCAGCATTTTGAAGAAGGTATTGAAATCTCTCTTGAAGGATGGTTCAACGGGCACGATTGGATCAAAAACTCCTGGAATGCCACCAAAGAAACCAAGAAACTCATGGCCGGTGATATCGGACCCGCAACCGGATGTTCGTCAAATGCGGTATACTTATTTGAAGGTACCCCGAGTTGGGTTCGCAAACTCCATGATAAATTCACTCCCATGCTTCGACGGGATAAGTACAAAGGCCCTTTTGATCTCAATATGATCGTGACGAAGGATGCAATGTATGCATTGGAAGCAACGCCTCGTTTTGGCCTTGAAGGCATTCAAAACTTTATCGAACTCTGGCATACCTCAGCGGGCGAAACATTTGAAGAGTTGGCCGCTGGTACATTGGGGTCCTTTGACGTTGATACCGCTTCCCTCGCTGCCGCCGTTCGCTTGGCTGTAGGACCCTACCCATTTGGGAGTAAAGAACACAGGACATCCGGCGATATCCCCGTCCTCATTGATGAAGCTGATACATGGACATTATGGATGTCAGGTGTTTGGAAAGAAGATGATATGTATTGTGTCGCTCCTACCGATGGTTGCATTGGTGCGCTCGTAGTGAAAGATACAACGATTGACAGAGCGGCAAAAACGTTGATGGAGACGGCAAAACGTATTCACATCCCTGATCTTATGTATCGCAATGATGTCGGCGCAGGGCATCTGAAGATGTGGCAAGAGTTAGATGGGTATGGTTTTGACATTCCCCCAGCAGTCGAGGCTATGCTCAAACGTAAGCCTGTGCTTGATCAGGGATCACCTTTTAAGAAAATGGTATGGGTGTAAGGAGAATAAGCAGTGGCATCCAGTGATTTTTACCCGTTCGAATCCACTTTTGAAGTGTCAGACTTCACAGAATGGACGAGTACTGTTGATACGCAAAGCAAGATGGAAGTTATCCATCTTCTTGACATCGTCAAAAAGTGGGGAAATGGCTTTCCCGGCGTTGCGCCATATCGTGGGAACTATGTCGATCACATCAATATCGCTTTGGGTACGGCTGACGCCTATGCGCAGACGACAGTGGTAACAGCCGCGCTCGGTACGACGATATGGGTACGATTTTTCTTGCAGGTTACAAATAACCTGGTTATGGCTACAAGTGACCGTTTCACCATACTTTCAGTGCAATCTGCTGGTGCAGTTGAGCAAGGCACTATCAGCATTCTCAACAATGTTGGTATTATACAACTTGTCGCAGCACAGACGGGATCGACTGCCATTGGCGCACTTACGGTACAAGCTGAATTTGAGCGCGATATTTATCACCTTGTTGAACTCGGCATGACCATTGATTCTGGCGCGGCAGACGGCACATTACAGTTTTGGTTGGACGGCAATCAGGTGGGTTCGACGATTACTGGATTAACGCAGGCAGCGATTACTCAGATGCGCCTCGGAGCTATAGGCATTGATGCAGGCACCACTGCTGGGCATCTCCTATTCGATCAGGTTGTTCAAGCACTTACACACGTTGACGGTTTTTATCGGCGCTACCCCCAAGTTGTAGTGCTTACAAAGAGCGGATTTATAGCTCTTGGCCCAGGTAAAATCGAAGAATACACGCTTGTGGCCGGTGGGGCTGTCGATAATCATATGAGTGTCTATGATCTCGACAGACAACCTCTTCTAGGTCTTAGCGATTTTCTCGGCCCAGAGTTGACAAATTCCCATGCGTTTGAAGCAAAGGTATTTGCCTACTCGAAAAAGGATGGCTATTTCAACAGAGGCTTGTACGTGAGACTGATAGGCACAGCCCCTAGAGCCACAGTGACACTAGGAGCTGGGCAGACGACTTTGGGTACCCTCAGACAGTACGCCATACGGAAATATTAGAAAGAATAAGGAGACGACAACGTGCGGCGATTACTTTATGCATTCATAACACTTGGTGCTCTACTCTGCGCATCTCAGGTGTTTGCCCAGCAATCAGTAGGCCCCATAACACTCCAATCGACAGGGGCTATTGGAAATGGTACTGCTCCTTCAACTGTGGGACTTACCCTCGCCACTGTGCAAGTTGTCGCGGCTGGAGGCTTTGATCGCACCTTGAATTTTGAAGTAACAGAAGATGCTACGAATTATCAAGCTGTATCTTGTTTAAATGTTTCAACGAGTATGCAGTCAACGACAGCGACAGTAAGTGGTATTTATACGTGTTCTATTGGTGGGGCTCAGCTTTTTCGAGCGCGAACAAGTGATGGCGCTGCGAATGGCACGTTGAAGGTAAGTGTTACATTCAATCAGGGTGTTATTTCTGCAGGCGTTGCATCAGCATCTTCGGGTACAGCTTCATCGACAACATCTGCGGTATCGCCTGTTGAAGGGTCAACCCTCTTTAATACTTCTACCGTAAGTGCGGCAGCTACTGCTTTGACGACATCTATCGCGGGAGCTGCAACTACTCGCGTGCACCTCTACAGTGCAAGTGCGTACTGCTCAGCAGGTTCAGCAACTTTGACAATCAAAGATGGAGTGGCAGGTACAACGATCTGGGTTTCGCCAGCCGGATTTGTCGGAACAGTGGTTACATCCCTTACGTGGACTGCCGGTTTGACAAGTACTACAGCGAATGGTATGGATATCGTGCTTGGCTCATGCGGTGGGGCGAATACCGGAACATTACAAGTTGAAGCAGATAGATTCTAGCAACAAAGGTGGTCTATGAATCGCGCAGTCGGATATTTCGTTGTGTGTGCGTTGTTCGCGGGAGTTACAACAGTATTTGCGGAAGATGCCAAACCTTCTAACTGTGCAGAAGACCTCGAAGTAATGAAGCTGGTGTACGCCACTTCTCGGGGCAATGCTGAATCGTATCTAGAGACCTTGGCACGTACTGATATCAAATTGAAGGCGATTCAAGCACAACTTGCGGAGGCCAACCAGAAAATAAAGGCGTTTGAAGAGACGAAATCCAAGGAGTAAACTCAATGCGAAAATGGTTAGGCAGTCTTCTCATTATTGGGATGATGCTTGTTGCTCAGTCTGTGCAGGCGCAAATAGTGTCACAAATACCGTGGACGGCTGGATACGGCGGTACGGGATTTTCGACGTATACGATTGGTGATATGCTGTATGCCGATACAGCAAGTACATTGGCTAAGTTAGTGAGTCCCGTGACAGGACAAGTTATCACATCTGGTGGAGCAGGAGTCGCACCCGCGTGGAGTGCTAGTCCAACACTTACAACAAGTTTGACAACACCGTTGTTTATTGGTGGGACAGCAGTTGGCTCAACACTTACATTCAAGTCAACAAGTGCTGTTGGGACAACCGACGCTATTATTTTTCAAGTTGGAAATAACGGCGGAACTGAGTCAATGCGCATTATCGACAGCGGCAATGTAGGTATTGGGCAGACAGTGCCGACTGCTTTACTCGATATTAAGGGAACTGCTGCGGGCGCAGAAATGATCATAGGTCCTTGGGCTGGAAGTACGGCCTACATGGCAGTTGGCCTCGCTAATTCTGTTGCAGCAACTACCTACAACTTTATAAGTAGTACAACTGACACGAATTTGTATCTCAACAGACCAACGGGCAAGGATATTGCTTTTCGAGAGGCCAATCAGGGTAATATCAATGCAGTAATCTTTAGAGGTACGACCGGATTCGTCGAAATATCGGGGGACGCGGCAAAGACTGTTAGTATGGCCCGCAATCCGGTTGCAAATACCGCAGGAAATGCTCTCACTGTGCAGTCCGGTTCGGCTACCTCTGCTGCGACCGATAAAAATGCAGGTACCCTTGTTTTGGCGTCAGGTCTTTCGACAGGTACAGGATCGGGAGGCATAAATCTACAAACATCCTCACAACAAGCAACGACAAATACGACTGATAATGCAGTTGCTACACGGCTCGCACTTGACGGATACGGGCATATAACTCACACTCCTGCGGTAGGCACTGCCACTGTCGCGGCGAGTTTTACGCTCACAGGAGCGGCACACACCGCATTAACTGCGAGTACTGAGCGCTTCGATACCAACTTCAATAGTGCTCGTACTGTGCAATGGGCAACAGGGGCATTGACAACTCAACGCTTTAACCTCTTCCAGGCTCCTACAGTCGGTTTTGTCGGCGGCAGTACAATAACGAATACGTGTACCCTCTGTGTAACTGGAGCTCCAGTATCGGGCACGAATGCAACACTTTCAAGTACGCATGGCTTGCTTATCCAGGCGGGAGCAGTGACAGCAGCAACAAATGCCTTTGGATTAACGGCAAATGCTCCTACAGGAGGTACCACCAATTACGCTGGGCAGTTTATTGGGGAAGTTCTTTTGGGTTCGACAGCTTTTGCAAGTCTCGGCACGCCAGCAAATGGGGCAATAACGTTTTGCAATGATTGTGATGCCCCGACGCTTGTTGATAGTACTTGCACTAGTGCAGGGGCCAAAACAGGTAGTTTTGCGGTGCGCGCAAACGGAGCCTGGAAGTGCATTTCATAGGAGGCAAAAACGCAAACATATGAAGTACTGGATTTTTGTTGTGTTATTTTTACTAGGCGCTACGGTAAGTTATGCGCAATATAATGTCGCGCCGCCCACAAGTTGCCCAACTGGGCAATCAATCACATGGGATGGAGCCAATTGGTCCTGTGCTATACAAGTACCAAGCGGTTCTATTTTCATGTTTCTCACTGGGTGCCCATCTGGGTTTTCAGAGGTGCAGCAGGCAGCAGGCTCGATGTTACTTTCAACAACTGCCGGGCAGCAAAATGCTGGGAGTTTTAGTTCTTTTGCTGTGATTACGCCTTCAACAACGAACATACTCAATTCCCAGTTAGGAGGTCGTCCTGTTTTGGGGTTTCCGCAGGCTGTTCCTGACGCGCTGAATGGGAAGTTTCCAACAACAATACGTGTTATTTTGTGTCAAAAAAACTAACAAAGGAGTTTACGATGAAACGTGGATTACTGATGACTTTAGTCGGTGGGTTGTTTCTCATGTCCGCTCAGTTTGTGAATGCGCAGGGTATCCCTGGCACTCTGGTACAGCAGACGCCTACACGACTCGATTCTGCTACTCAGTCAGCGAGCAGCGCAACGTCGGCTGCTACCTTGACGCTGACCCCCAATGGCGGTGAATACGTGTATATTTATGCAGTTGACGTTGCTAATTGCGCCGGTGCGTCTAACGTGGTTGCCGCTGCACCAACGACGATCACTACGACGAATATTTCTGGATCTCTTAGTTTCACGTTGGGATCTGGCACAACTGCGGGTCAATGTACGCAGTTTGAAGCAATAGCCTATCCTACGGGCTTGAAAAGTCAGACATCGGGTGTCGCAACGACGTTTATATTACCGACATTTGCAACAAATCAAACAGTGCGTTTGAATGTTATCTGGCGTTCTGCACCGTAAGGACGAGACGTGACCACCCTTGCAGTTCTTGTCAACGAACTTCGACCACGAGCACAGCGGCTGGGTCTCCAAGATCCAGTCACTGGGCTCGTCGATGATAGCGAATTATCAACATATCTCGTAGAATCAATGCGATATTTGGCGAATCGTTATCAGTTGCAGCATTTCATACGGATTAATCGCCAGCTCTTCATTACCCAAGCCAATGTTGAGCAATATGATATCCCAGATAACTACGGTTTCTGGTCACCAGAAGAAACCTATCGCTCGGGCTTGTCTGTAACAAATACGGATGGTACGCAGACAACGAATTTGACGTATTACAATCCGGCAAAGTTCAACCTAGTACGGAGTCCTGGGCTGACCAACAAGCCCTCATGGTTTACGGTAACGCAAGGATTGATATACTTTGCACCAATACCGGATGCCTCCTACATTATTGAGGCTATTGAGCGACAGGTGCAGGACGGAACAGATATCCCCGTGCCTTATGCAGAGGCAATTAAGATTGAAGCCCTGCTGAAACTGGCATCTGACACCGGAAAAGTTACACCTTTGCTTGTCGATGAGCACACACAGATTCTGCGGACCCTTGTAAATGGGGAGTCTCGTTTTCGCCAGAGATTCTACACCTCACGCGAGCGTTTAGGGTTCAGTCGCTATAGGCGATATGGCCTGTAATTGTTTCTTTGTTCGTCTTGGTCGTCTGTTATTTGCTTGCTCTTTACGAGTTGCCCATCGACAGTTTTTTAGGCTGTAAGGACCGTTGTTATCTATACGTTCTAGAGTATGATAAGGAGACGGCCTTTCACCTACATCCGCACAAAAGGTTTTTAAGTTATGCCAGCGTTCGTCAACAAAAATACCCCTTCCTCCGTAGTCGGGGTAGGATTTATTTGTCGGTGTATAGCAGCGTTTCATAAGGTTGTACCAAGTTTTACAATTTGGAGTATAACATAGTCCATGTTTTGTCTGTCTTTGTATAACACCTTCTAATTTAAGACAGCCACAACTTTGAGAGCGGCCACATCTAAGTCGATGGCCATAAACAGGTTTTTGTGTTCCACAGTCACACTGGCACATCCATATCGCATTGCCATTTTTTGTGCTACAATAGTGTAAAACTGTCCAACGCCCAAAACGGTGTCCATTAATATCTTTTGTGTGATTAGTCATGTTGAACAGTATACCAAGAACGGATAGGATTGTCAATGGAACGATTTCCTACAGCACAGGATACTATTATCTTTGAGGTAGCACCCTCACTTGGTTGGTGTACAGTATGCGAGCATCAACGATACGAGTATATGAAGCATCCAGCATGGATGTCTTGTCATTGTGCTACACCAACGTATGAGCCGCCACCTGTTGTGGCTACACCGAATCCTATGGCGGATTTGGACTACTACTGCTAATGAAACGCATAGCTATTGAGTTCATAGAAAATATTGATCAACGCTACGACACCTGTGGCGATTACTGGGAAGAACCTCAGGCTTTCGAAATGCGAATTACACAATATCGCAATGAGAAATATGCGCATCTTATTCTCATTCATGAACTCGTTGAAATGCTTTTAGTGAAACAACGCAGTATTAAATTTTCGGTGATTGATGATTTCGATATCAATTATCTCGATGAGGGCGAGCCTGGAAACGACCTGAGTGCTCCCTACCATAAGGAGCACGTTTTTGCGACCGCAATTGAACGTCTCTGCGCCCAAGAAATGGGTGTGGATTGGGCAGAGTACGAAAAGGTTGTTGACGAGGGAGAAAAGACTGCGATCTACACAGAGGATTATGAATAACTCATGTTGAAATTTTCAGACCTTGTAGACATCATGATCCAGCGAGCAGAGCGTCTTGGTCTCGTCGAGCCCGATTCGAAAAAAGCCGACGCGGCAGAGATTGAACTTTATCTATTTCAAGCGCTCCTCGACATTACTGACGGCGGGGATTTGCCTGCCTACATGATACAAAATACGTCCATTGCTACGACAACAATCGGAGTGGCACAGTATCCTCTTCCCGCAGATTTTGGGCGTCTGATTACCCCCCGTGTGCAGAACAAGCGGGGTATCTATCTATTCGACACGTTTGAAATAGACGACTTGACGTATATTGAACCGAATGCGTTTGCCCGACAGGTATCCACAACGAATGCCAAGCCGGAGCAGTTTACGGTCACACAGCGGAATCTATTCGTGTTCCCAACACCTGACAAAAACACCTACACGATTCGCGGTCTCTATATCCAACGTGTAGATCGACCCGAACTTGATGATGAGGTATTGATTATGTACCCCACAGCCCTCATTGATGAAGGGCTTTTTCGTCTGGCGTCGGACATGAATCGCGCTACCCAAGCACTTACAATAATGCGCACAGAAGCTCTGGCGCGACTTACAGGGGGATCGAGGTAATGAACTACACAGAGGTAAAGTCGGGACACATTGCCGGTATTGCTTATGAGCATGAGACGCAAACCTTGGGTGTGAAGTTCAAAACGGGTGAAGAGTACATTTTTTCAGGTGTGCACCCAGTTATCCATACCGAAATGATGGAAGCGGAATCTCCCGGCAAATATTTTCACAGCAATGTGCGTAATATTTTCCAGACAAAGCGTATTAATAGTGATCGGGGGTAACAAAAATAGTGGCAGCGGTTACGCGGGTGAGCGCTAAAATATCCTCAGTAGAATTATTAGAAGTTGTCGAACCTCTTGATGTACTTCGTGAGTCGAGTAGCAATGTGGCTATGGGTCCTATGCAGATTCAGGTGCAGCCGGGTGTTACCGGGCAGGAATTGCGCATTGTTGGTACTCAGGGTGTAAGCTCCATCAAGACGATTTTTATCACAACTGATACGGATATTACGGTTTTGTATAATGGTACCGCGTCAGTCGCATTAGTAGCGGGGGGTTTCCATCTCATATCCGGTACAACACTATCAACTGTGACACTTACGAATGCAACGGCAGATATTGCCGATCTCACTGTGTGGATTTTAGCTGGTTTCGAACCTCCTAACCCCGCAGGAACCGGCGTATTTATTGTAGTCGGAAATGTACTTGGAAATGATGGTGCAACTTTAACACGGGACCTGCATCTAGATTTTCCTGCCGTGCCTTCTGGCGTATTTATGGTAGTTGGAAATGATGCAACTTTAACACCGGATATTCATATGACGTGTACTGCCGTGTCTTCTGGCCTTGTCGCTTGTTGGGATTTGGATGAGGTATCAGGTACACGTGTGGACCATATAAGCGCGTTTAATCTCGCTGAAATGAATAGCATTGCTGGGGTTACGGGACATATTAGAAATGCGGCACAATTTTTGCTGACGAACCCTAATCACTATCTAGTAAATGTGAATAGCCCATTGTTTAATCTTGGTAGCAATCCTTTCACCATCGCTTTTTGGGTGCAGTTAACAAGTGTAGCTGCAAGCAATCAAATGGCCATTATCAGTCAAGGTACTACAGCAGGTGCGGGTCAATTTAATTGGTACATATACGCTCTGGGTGCTACACCAGCAATACGAGCAGTATTTGAAGGGGGTTTCGCTGGTACAATTACGTCTTCAAGTACTCTCACTCTTGGCAACTGGACTTTCGTTGTGATATGGCATGATGGCGTCAATCTTCAGTTACAAATAAATAACGGAACTATTGATTCAGTTGCTGCCCATTTCGCAAATTTAGGTGCCGCTGGAGGCACGTTTGATTTTGGAGCTATTGGTGCCGGAACTGATCCGTTAAGCGGACTTATTGATTCTACACAAGTTTGGAATAGGGTTTTAACGGCGGGAGAGAGAAGCACTGTGTGGAATGGCGGAGCGGGAATATAACGGAATATATAGGATAGGATTATGGCAGGGATAGCACGGCTTGAAGCAAAAATGTCTACAACGACACCGCTTGGTATTACCGGGCCGCTAGATATCGTCCAAGCACTCGCAATAACGATTGATACCGGTCCCCTCCTTGTGCAAGTGGTTACCGGGGTAAGTGGACAAGCTGTACGTATCATAGGCACACAGGGTATTACCACGGTGACGGGTCTACTTATCACGTCGGATCAGACCATTTCAGTGGGCTACAACGGTGGAACCGCTATAACACTCATTGCCAGCGGATTTCATATGTTTTCTGACACAAGTGTGACCGCGATAGCGATTACCAACGCATCTGGTAATACGGCGAATGTCACTATGTGGCTTGTCGGTTCATAATAGGACGAAATAAATTATGGCAGCTTTTCAGAAATTTCAGTTTTTTGTGGAAGATGTTGGTAAGAAGTTGCACAATCTCAATACGGATACCCTTAAAGTTCTACTAACCAACACAGCGCCGGTTGCGGGAAACCACGTCTATGCGGATATCAGTGCTACAGAATTGGCGAATGGCAATGGCTATCTCACTGGTGGTACGGCCATTGGCGCGAACGCGTATTCTCAAGCTTCGGGTATTGCAAAACTCACAGGCAACAGTGTAGTATTTACGGCAACTGGCGCGATGGGACCATTTCGGTATGTTGCCATATATAATGTCACGGCAACCAACAAAAACTTGATTGGTTTTTATGATTACGGACAGTCGATTACTCTAGCTAATGGTGACACCTTCACGGTTGCTTTTGACGCGACTGCGGGTATCCTTACGATTACGTAGGGGGTGCCGTGAGTGCATTTACTATCACTGCTGCCAAGGGTTCATTCACCCTAGACGGAAAAGCTGCTCAATTGCGTGGCCCACTCCAAGCAATTGTGGGTGCGTTTACTTTACTTGGAAGTGTTGCAGGGGTCCGAGTTGATGCACAGGTATCAGCGAACGTTGGTACCTTTGTAGAAGCAGGGCAAAATGCAACGTTAAACGTAGTACTAGGTATGCCAGCCGCTGTTGGCGTCTTTGTGCTAACAGGCCAAACAGCGCAAATAGGTCGCGCTACACCTCCCCTTTCCGCTGTTGTGGGAGCATTTGTTGAGGCAGGTCAAAGCGCAACTTTTAATGTGACTCTCACCATGACGGCTAGTGTAGGGGTATTTACAGAGATTGGAAACGACGTCAGTTTTATAGCGAAACAAGCACTCATGCCAACAGCGCCTGGCATCATCTTCGATGCTCTTTTTGGCGGATTTTAGAGGGGTCTATGTCAGCACTTATTAAAGCGGAACTCGATCTCAAAGGCATTATTGACTCTCTCCCAATTGGCCCCTGGCCTTTTGCAAACTCGGGAGTCTATTCTATCTTTTTCGGCGCGAATATAAACCTGGCGACTGTTACTGCGGTGCAGGTTATTGGTGGTGTTAGTCCCATCATCTCTTCTATTACGACGATACAATTTCTGTTGATTGTGCCGACACAAACCATCAAAGTTGGTCTGCACGGGGTGAGTGCACAAGCAAATGGTTTTACACTGAATGCAAATGCTCCTCTATGCATTAACGGTGGAAGTCTCACATCCTTGAGTTTGTATAATTTGTCCACAGCCTCTGCAAGTATCTTTCTTGGCATTGGCGGAGTATAATCGTGAATCTTGGCGCTCTTGTAACTCTCGTGGAACAGAAATTAGGCAGTCAAACTACTTTTTATACCGATGCTGAAATCGTAGACCATGGGATTAACCCCGCGCAGCGACTTATATGTCTGACCTATCCTATGCTGAATTATGTGCGTACAACGGTAGCTGTCACGACGGATCAGCCAATTATTGACTTGCGAGAACTGCTTGACGGAAGCCTGAATATTATTGGAAACCGATTTCGCCATGTGCGCCGTGTTTCTCTGGGCAATGTGACAGACAACCTTTCAACGCCCACTGCGGCAACTGGAGAGTTGCAAAAATTGGAACAGACAACAGTGAAACGCCTCGCCGGGCGTAATGACTGGTTCGCTTTGCACGGCGAAGTGCGAAAGTATTGGATGTGGGGTCAATACTTCCTTGGTGTGTATAAACGACCCATCGCTGCGACAACCTTGACGATCATATACAGCGCCGCTCCTGCTCCTCTTGCTCTTGCAGCACCAACAGGCATCCCAGACATTCCCGCTGTCTACCACCCTGTTATCGCGGAAATTGCCACGGGTTTGCTGATTATGAAAGAAGGTGCTCCACAGACAGAGCGTGGATTGGCCCGAATTAAAGCAGGATTAAATCTCGCACTACAAGATCCTGTCGCAGAAAGGCTAGGATAGTGACCACTCTTGCCAATGAAATCACCCGTGTGCAACTCATGCTTCAAGATATTGATGTATCAGGCGGTAATATCACCCTGATAACTCAGTCAATCACTGAAGCTGCTCAGAAACTTGCGCGGCTAAATTACTTTCCACAAATCAGTTGGCTGCAAGGGATCACAGGCCAGAGTATCTACACATTGCCCGCCACCAATGTGAATATATCACATGTATTGTACAATGAAAAAGTTTTACGCTACGTTACTGAATCTTCCTTTGATCGACATATCACTGGATGGGAAAAACTCATAGGGGAACCTCGATACTGGACATACGACAACATTACACGAAATACCGTGCGGATCATCCCTGCCCCTTCGCGCACCGGAGCGGTTGTGGTGTTTGATCCTGATGACCCACTCGCCAATGCGGGTGTGAATAATTTAATTGTGTTCGCATCTGATGATGTGAGCGCTAACCTTGGCGCTGTTGTTATGCCCACGCTTCTTGATTATGATGACTTTATCGTGTATTATGGGGTATATTTACACGCAATGAAGGAAACAACTCAACAGAATCAGCCTGTAGCCAATGCTGCAAACTTACTAGCAGAAATGTGGCTTCAACTCATGGAAAAGAGGAAAGCTAGTGGCCCGAACTAAATCATCTGATATAGGTATGTGGAAAGAGCCTACGCATAAAGAACAAGCTGATCATCATATTGATGAGGCGGTCAAGCATGCGGCATTAGAGCATCCTCAGACCAAAAAACTCATGAAGAGTATCAAAGCAGATATGTTGAAGGCGTCGAAAGCCCCAAAAATAAAGAAAAAGTAGCATGAAGAAGTACCCTACTGGGCTTGTTATTGCTCAAGATTATCAAATGGAGTTGGTGCGCAGTTTTCTTTTTGGTGGTCAGTTAGATGGGCATCTTCCTTTTTTCTTTGTTGGACATAATGAAAATATAAATATAGCAACTGTTCCACAAGATATATGGCCACTTGGTGGGCTCTACCAATTTCCAACAAGTGCAGTAGCTGTCGAAGTTCTTTCGTCATCGGCGAATGATACAGCGGCTGGAACAGGTTTGAGAACGGTCTCAGTCAGCGGTCTCGACGCTGATTACAACCCCATAGCTCAGATCGTGACATTGAATGGCACCACGCCAGTGGCACTTACACAGCAATATTTCCGCATTAACGGTTTTATTGGTTTGACTGTCGGTTCGGCTGCGAGTAACGTTGGCGACATTACAATAAGAACGGCATTCAGTCAGACCATTCTTAGCCGTATTCCTGTTGGCCAAGGGCGAGCACAACAGGCGATATGGACTGTGCCTGCGGGAAGAACATTTTTTGCAAAACATGTTTCAGCGGGGATTAAAAGGATCAAGGCGGGTGATTTTGTAAGTATTGTTATACACACACGGGCAGCGGGAGGGCCGTGGACCCGACGAATCACTTTGCCACCAGCGAATACGGGTACCAACTTTGTCATATTTGAAACTAACATACCGGCTGTAGTCGCAGAAAAAACGGATTTGCGCTTTACGGCTGTGGATGTGGCATTAGATGCTACTGCGGTGCAAGCTACGATTCTCGGCGTTCATGTGGCCAACGCAGACACTTTTTGGTAATCACTATGGCTGTACAAAGTCTAGGAAATCCGCAAATTAGTGGACGTACCGTCGATGAATTGCGCGTATCGACACAATTTTGGCTGCAACAAGTTTTCAACCATCTTGATAGGGTCACTGGGTTACGCGGTAACCCCAAACTTTTCAGTTCCCTTGATGTGGGCGGCAATAGTATCATAAATGTGGCAGCAGGATCAAATCCTACTGATGTTATTGTAAAATCGCAAGCATTGACATTGCAAACAACGCCGACGGGTACGGTGTTTAACGCGAACACAACGCCCATTGTCAACGCAGCCCCTGCTGTGCAGCCCACAGATGTCCCGACGTTGAACCAAGTCGTGACTCTTATTACGACGACAATCAGCACAACGACATCAGGATTGACATTTACCGCGTTGGCTGTTGGATTTTCGATTAAGGGCGGTGTAGCCCCCAAAACCTTAACGGTTGATCTAAACCTTACTGCATCAACGAGTATCAGTGTAGCGGGAACTGCGAATCGAATCAGTACGAGTGGAAGCACCTCACTTTCTGTCGGTGGTACGATTAGTACTATTGACATTGCAGCTACCTATGTTGGACAGGCCAGCATTACCACGCTGGGAACTATCAGTACTGGTACATGGCAGGGGTCAGTCATTGCTGGACAGTATGGCGGTACAGGTGTAGCAAACACCGGGGAAACAATTACGCTTGGCGGCAACCTCACAACCACTGGGGCATTTGCCTCGACTTTTACGGTTACAGGAGCTTTTACATACACTTTTCCTGGTGGCACAAGCACATTACTGGCGAACAACTTTGGTATCACTGGCGGTACCACCTTAATTGGAGACACCGCAGCAAGCGGCAATTTGACTTTTCAGTCTACAAGTAATGCTACTCGCGGTGCTGTGCTCTTTCAAATAGGGCAATCGACAGGATTTGCCGGGCTCGTTGGCATTATAGACGTGCAAACGAGTAGCGCAGGCATTGGTAACACCGCAGACACGAATGATGATACGCTTTTTACGTACACGTTACCCATTAATGCGTTAAACACAAATGGAAAGTCACTACGCGGTATCGCCAACGGTCATTTTGCGACAAATGGTAATAACAAACGAGTCAAATTCTTTTTTGCCGGGACAGCAATTGCTGATTCCGGTGTTGTGACTTCGAACAATGTTGACTGGACATGCACTTTTGAACTTGCACGTATAGACAGTACCCACGTATCCGCTGTGGGGGTATTTACGGCCAACGGTGTTGCTTCCGTTGTCACAGTGACTCCCAATCTGGTGGTAGCAGATTTGACTGCGAACACAAGTATCGTTAAAATTACTGGGGCGTCTCCAACCACTGGAGCAGCAAATGACGTGTTGGGTTACCAAATGCGCACACGCTTTGAACAGCTAACATAGGCAGATGTATGAAAAAGCTTTGCATACTGACCCTCGAAGAATCTGATCAATTGATTGCACTGCTTGTAGAGCTCCCAATTAAGTACCTCCCCCTTGTGCAGCAGATTCAGCAGTTTCTCCAAGGAAAATTTCTTGAGGAAGCTGAGCCAGTAAAAGAGAATTAAATGTCTTTCAACCCTTTTCATTTGAATAAGTGGCTTCGAGGTTCGACACTCGTAGGAAATAGTGACGCTATTCCTGATGATGCTTTACGACGTGCAAATAATGTACGTCTTGATCGCACGCTAGGGCAAATAGAGGCACGTCCGGGTTGGACGTTTATTTTTAATCCTTTTATCCCGCCGCTTATCTGGATATCAAAACTCTTTGTATCCGCTACCACCATCATTAGTTACATCCAACAAAACAACCTTTTGACACGACATAATGATACATGGGGCGCTGGCTTAGGTATTATCGGCGTGGGATCACAAGTGCTTTCTGATGCCAATTCCCCCGATGGGGCTGGGCACTTCCTCAAATACTTCGTCAATCAGTCTGTTGCCATAAAAGACGATGGCGCGACATCAACCTTCATTGGAATACTTCCTGCAACTCTCGCGCCAACCACAGCCGCTCTCGCAACCGATCTGTTTACACAAATAGACAGCTTTGAAGCTGGTGGCGCTGCAACGTGGACGGGTTCAGGCCTCTCTGCTGGCCCTGCTGATGATGCGACTGTCTTTCAGGAAGGTACAGGGAGTATGTCTTTTTCTATTGCTGCTTCAACATTTGGCACTGTGGTAAAAGACTACGTCGTGGCCATCAATCTCGATACATTAGTTGGTGGTGATGCACTTGTAAAAAATGATGACTACATTTTTCTTTGGGTCCGTGTCGATAACCCACAAAATCTCACATACATCCAATTGGATATTGATATTGATAGTGCGACAACGAGTATTGCGGATGCCTGGCGGCGTAACTATTTCAGTTTTAAAGGCGCAGCTCTGACGAGACTCTCGGGCGGTACAAATGAGTGGACGAAGCTTCAAATTCGTAAATCAGAATTTACGAGGTACGGTACGGATATAAATCGCAGTTTCGCCAATGCTCGCGTGTTTCGTATTGGTTTTCTCACAAATAATTCCGGGACTGTGGCAATTAATATTGATGACTTAAAACTACGAGGTGGTATCGGGCTTGAAGGAACGATCAGTTACACAACATGCTATCGCAATTCGTCAACAATGGGACGTGGAAATCCGCCAAAAGATGGCAGTGGCGTTGTTCTTTACACAGCCCCTCTCGTTGTAGATCGCCAACGGGTCAATCTCACCACAACCAATGTGAGAACGGGAGGTGCAAACAATCCCGGCGACTCTCAGAACGACAGGCTCCTTATTTTTCGCAAGGGAGGCATTTTTACAACGGCTGTACTGGTAGACACAATTACATCGAATGATCCGTCTCCATATCTCGATGCGAAGTCTGATGCAACTCTCGTGTTGACCAACATCCAGCTTGAAACAGATAATGATGTGCCGCCAGCAGCTACCACGACTCGTGTTATCTTCGGACCCGACGGGTCTGGTCATTTCTTTATGATTGTGGATGGTTTCAAGTTGTACATCTCGAAACCCTATGAACGTTTGGAAAACCGAGCTGATAATTGGCCTGCTAAGGGCTTTGCTCTTGTAGGTGATGGTTCAACCCAGGTTGTAGCCGGGCTTGCAAGTAGCACCCAGGTACGTATATGGTCCACCGCGCTCAGCTACAATGTAGTGGGTGTCGGGCAAGATACCTTTCTACCAGTAGCCCTCGATGGCACACGGGGTACGGTGGGGAAAGATTCGGTGGCAGCAGGGGACGGTGTGATATTTTTCGTTTCCCAGGATGGTATCTACGAAGATGTCAACGGCCAGCAAGTCAAACTTACATCTGCCATCGACAAATTCTTTCAGGGTATCACGGTTGACGGCCAATTGGGCTGGAGCACAGTATCGACAGATTTGTCTGATGTGCGCCTTGCTTTCTTACACGAGCCAACTGGGTCTGTATTGGTTATGGCTTATGTCGAGGCGACTACCGGCACAAGGAAGCATCTCACGCTTAAGCCAAATATCCAGACAGGGCGTCTCACCGAGATCTTTTTCGACTCAAGTAATGTCGCGTCTATTCGATCATTTTTTCTGGATACTCTTCGCCGCAAACTCATCATAGGGGGGTCAGACGGTAGTGTGTACCAGATCGAAGATCCCACCGCATATTCAGACAACGGAACGGCTATTGTAATAACAGCACGCGAAAAATCCTATGACATTGGACAGCCACAACGCGGAAAGTTTATCTCACACACAGAAGTCGAAGGAAATACGACTTCGCAAAACCTCACCCTGAAAGCATACTATGATCGTGCTCAATCATCAGAAACTCTTGGCACGTTAAATACTTCAACGGATACCAGTGTACAGCAGTTTCCTACGGCAAATCCTACAGTATCTCGACGTGACATAGCACTGGAGGTGAGTGGTTCTGTAACAGGACGAGTGATGATCAGCCGTCTTGGACGCTACTGTGAGCCTCAACCTGAAGCGCTGACTTTCTGGGATTCAGGTGTTGTCACATTTGATTTTATCCATCAACTTAAGCGACTCCAACTCGATGTGCTCGCGGCTGCCGACTGCACAATTAAAATCTTTTTAGACGGGTCAGTAACACCAGCATTTACTGGCACCCTCACTGCCGCGGCACAAAGGCGGTCGATGCCGTTCTATCTCACCTCAGGATTGCAGGCTTCAACGTTTCGAGTTACAATAGTATCTAGCACATCTACGACATTTATCCCCTATAAATTTTCGGGCTTTTTTAAACCTCTAGGTGTGGATCAAGATTATCAGGAAAAAGTGCTGCTACAAGGGGTGTAGAGAATGGCTGCTCCGATTTCAACATCTGCGCTAGCTCCAGGGCAAAGCCTTGAGGACTTTCAGCGCATATACAGCGTCTATGCCAATGGCGGCACATGGGACCCCAGTGCGGCGCAAGGGCCGAGAGGTGGCGTGTACGATCCACAAGGAAACTTTGTGGGCATTCTCGCGCCTCCTGGATCATCTGGTGCACAGCCGGGGGGGAGTGGAAGCTCGGCGCGACTCAATCCGCAGACTGGGCAATATACCTGGACCCCAGACGATTTACCTCTTGGACTGAGCGATGCGGGCCTCGCCGGATTATTGGGCGGGGCAGTCCTCACTGCTGGTGTGGGAGGCGGGCTTCTCGTGGGCGGTGGAGCAGCCGCTGCGGGAGCGGGTGCCGCTGCCGGGGCAGAAGCGGGTGCTGCCGGGGCTGAAGCAGGTGTTACTGGCGCAGAAATCGGGACGGCGGGGGCAGAATTAAGTACGGCTGCTGGCGCTACTGGAGAAGTCGGTGTAGGGGGACTTGAGGCTGGTGGAGCTGCGGGCGGAGCAGGGGCCTATGCGGGAGCAGGAGGAGCTGCGGGTCTTCCATCACTAGGGCAGATTGCTTCGGGTGCAAGTACGGCAAGCACATTAGCAAAACTTGGTGGGGGTTTATTGGGTGGCGGAGCAGCGGTTGCCGGGCTGGTGGGTGGCGCAGGCGGAACAGGCGACCTGAAGAACGATCCAAATAGTGCGGCTATCCTCCAAGAAGGGCGGAATCTTGCCGTAGCAGGCGTCCCCCTACAAGTGAGTGGTGTTCTCGAAGCACTCGCCGCTCTGCGTGCAAAAGCATCAGGATCGGCTGCGGAGATTTTACCGAGTATTATTGATCGTCTCAGTGCGTTGCGTGGTCAATACTCTGGTGCCTCACAAGCCATTGCGCGAAAACTTGGCTATGCTGGTGGTGGTCAAACAGAACGAGAACAAGGAAAAGCGTTGGCCGGGGCAACCCGCCAATACGGCGGACTTATTCAGGGTGAGCAACAAGCAGGACTTGCAGGCATGTACAAGACACTCGGTGGGTTCTCACCGCTGGTCTCTGGTGTAGCAAGAGAACCAAGCCGCAGTCTTAGCACGTCACCCTTTGCAACAAATGCAGAAGGGTTGGGTAGCCTGCTCGCGGGTACTCCAGGACTTATTACACAAGCGGGTAAGCTCTTCGGTGGAAGTGGCACTGGCGGTGGAGGTGGCGGCGGGGACACATATACGACACCTTCAGGACTAGAAACGATTGATGTACAACCAACAGTAAGTGATACTACCATTCCATTGGATCTCTTACCGCCGTCATAAGGACGTTGTTATGGCCTACGAAATAGAGTCGGCTATCCTGCACAGCACGGGGAATATGCCCGAAATGTCTGGCCCCCAAGCACCCTCTGGCCAACAGGCGACCGGCACAGGTATATCAACACAGGAGTTCCCAGAGGAAACACGGCGTCTTATACAATCGACTGAATTTCCCCTCCTTGCGGACTTTTTAGGGCAACAGGCTGCAACGACACAACCCTTTCTTGGCGGTGCGGCAACCTCGCCGTTTGTGAATCAGCAGTACGGCCAGGCAGCGCCCAATCTTGCCCTTGCGGCTGGCCGAGAAGGTGCCGCCCAGGGGGGTATCAGCGATTTCGGGCCTATAAATGAAGAAACGAGTGGCATGGCTCCACAGTTGGTGGCGGCTTTAAGACAATTAACCCTGGCACGTGGAGCACAAACTCAGAGTGTGATTCAGCCTGGGTACGGAAATTTCTTAGCGCCAAGCAGTTTTAATATTTCCGCAAAGCAAAAAGAATTTAATCCCTTTAAAACAGGTTTTGATTTGGCCAGCGGTTTTACCAATATTGCAAGCGGTATTTCGGATTTGACAAGCAACAATACAAGCGCGTAGGTACTTTTTATGCCGGGATTTGGGGATTTTGCCCAAGCATTGCAATTTGGCGCAGGGCTTGTGCATGGATTTCAAAAACAGACCGAAGAGTTGAAAGCCTCCCATGAGCAGCAGCAACTTGAATTGCTCAAATTATTGTCGCATGACAAGAGCAAGTCAATCGAGCCGATACCTCAAGAAGACATCGTGGGCACGGAAGGTTTCTTCGGTAAAGGCGCGCTTAAAAGCAAGGAAGGTCATCCCGTCTTCAAAGTTGGGGGCAATGCCTTTGCTGTGAAAAGCAGAGCGCCTTTTCAGCTTCCAGGCACTGACGAGGAAGAAACAGCAGCTCCAGCCCCTGTAAAAGGTCTTGAAGAAGAAATCCCAAGTACGCCTACAGCACCCACAGCGCCATCTGCACCCACTGCGGCACCACCGTCTCCAGCGGCACCCACACTCCCACAACCGCAGCAACCAGCCGCACAAAAAACAAAAAAGCTTGACTGGACCGCAGGCTATAAGAATCTCACACCTGACCGCCGACTGGAAATAGACACAGCTATTCACGCATCGGCGGCTAAATACAAAGTGCCGCTGCACGAAGCATACTCGCTTTTCGGCACAGAAAGTAATTTTAACCATGCTACTCGCAGTGAAAAAGGCGCAATTGGAATCGGCCAGCTCATGCAAGACACAGCAGACGAACTCGGCGTCGATCCTGAGAACCTCCAAGAAAATATTGACGGCAGTTTGAAATACTATGCTCAGCAAAAGACCCGCTTTGGGTCCACCCAGCTTGCTCGTGCCGCGTACAATGCCGGACCTAAAGCTGTGGAAAAGGCGGGCAATAAGATTCCACCCTTCAAGGAGACGATGACCTACGTGCAGCGTGGGGCGGATGCTGAGGGTCAATTTCAACGCCATTTTGCGAGTCAGCAACAAGGTAATGTGCAAGCGGCCACCGGGAAACCTGCTGATACCTCCATGCTAGTAGCAGGAGGCCCCGGCGCGCCTGCCCCTAAACCATCAGCGCAGCCCCAGGAAGGCGAACCTGATACCTCCATGCAAGTAGCAGGAGTCCCCGGCGCGCCTGCTCCCAAGCCAGGAAAGTCGGTACGCGAGGATTACGGCTTAGGGCCGGAACTGACTATTCAAGATGCGAAAAAGAAAGCGGCCCTAGAATCCGATAAGACATTTGTGGGCTCATACGAAGAACCAAAAGCTATTCTCGCCGCACGTCGAGCTGCCGTGAAGGATGCAGAGACACGATTTTTTCAAGAAGAACGTGAGATTGCCGCAGCGAAAAAAGCCCTAAAACCGGACATACACAATTTGAAACTGCTCGACATGCTCGATCATGTGCATAGCGCAGCCGATTTTGCTCATTTCCTTCACACAAAAGACGCAACAACAGAACGTGATGCACTCGCACCTGCGCGAGAGCAGGTTGCAGCGGCTGTGGCTACTGGTGATCCAGAAAAGCGTGAACGTGCAGTAATCAATGCGTATGCTGATCTTACCAATCGTAATTACACTGACGCGCAAATTAAAGAAACGCTCCAATCTGCTGGGGTGAACGATGCGAGAGAGCTGGCAAAAGCGAAAAAGCTCGGACAACAACAATCTGAACAGCAAATTGCAACCGCCAAAGCTGAAATACCCGTTAAAGCCGAAGAAGCAGCCGCAACGACAACAGCACGTATGCAGGCTGAAGAAAAAGCCAAGCCTATCGTTACGAATGAAGCACATCGTGAAATCATTGGCCAGAAACTTGCCGAAGAAATTAATGCAGGCAATGTGGCAAAGGGCACGACGGTGGATGCGTATGCACGAGATAATCCTGACGTGATAACCTTTGCACGCAATACAACGCAAGCGGAAAAAGATCGTGAAAATGAAAGTACTGATCCCTACAAAATGGAAGCACGTGTGAGTTTTCCTGGAAAGCGTTTTAACGATTTGACGGGACCAGAGCTTGCTGCTGTTCGAGAGAAAGTAAAACAACAAAAGTCAGACGAAAAACTTGGCGATGCGGAAACGATAAAGCGACTCGATGCCAGTATCAAGAGTGAAGCAAAAATGGATGAGCCCTTCCCGGCCAAAGACGCCCAATACTTTATGCACAAAGACACGCTTGCACCTGTCCCAGCAGAATTTTCCAAGGGTGATTTTCGTGCGCATGCCGCAGACTATATACGAGTGACACCATCAGAGCGCAAACAAATTGAAGCGGCTATCCCCGTGCTATCTCAGGTGGCAGAAATGCGTACTCTTGTTCCGCGAGTGTACGGGCCAGGGGGCACTTTGCATAATATGTACAAAGACACAGCGCTCATGAAACGGGTAGGCAACAATTTTGATAAACTTGTCAGCTACGCCAAGGAAAATGATCCTGACATGATCCAACTTGATAAGCTTCTTGCAGAATATGGGGCCAAGTCTTCACGTATGTTTGATGGAGCATCAGGCAATGTCGCATTTAAATTTTTAGAGCCTACAATTAAATTACAACCGCGTATCAATGTCGGATCAGCTTTTCTTCCTGCGACACGCGAGCGACTCGAAAGTGACTTTAGAACTGCGGAAAATCAAATCAAACGCAATATGCGCATGCTACTAGGCATTACGTCTGTTGATGTTTCAGAACCGATACCGCCTGGTGGTGGTACTGCTCCAAAACCAGTAGCAGCAGTTGCGCCGACAGCCGCTCCAGCAACGCAGGCACCTCCAAGTCCCCCACGCTCAAAAGGAGAGATTGAAGCGGACGATATTTTGGGTACGGAGAAAAAATAATGGCTGACAATCCCCTTACGACTCCTGTTGATACCACTGCGACCAAAAAGCAACCAGAAACCCTCGCGGATATTGTTAATGATCCCGCATTTAAGGCATTGCCTTTTGATATGAAACTTGATCGCTTTCATAAAGCGACCAAAAACGACATGAAATATCAAAAGGCATCCGATGAGGGGAAGAGCGCCGTTCATAAACGTGTGTTTGGTCCAGGTGCGGAGCCTTCAGCAACAGAAGGAGCCCCATCCCCACTCCAGGCGGCGGGTACAGCGGCGCTTGATTTGTTGGGAAAAGTTGCACCTGGCCACGCAGAAGCGCTTAAGAAGAAATTTGGTCTTGAGCAAATACCCCCACAGACACTCGCAACGCCAAAAGAAGCAGCCGGAATGAGCCCAGAAGGCGTCCTTGCTGGGGAATATTCGCCTCCAGGACCAGAAGAGCCCAGTGAAGAAAAAGGTGTACTGAGTACCATCGGCGGAGCTGTAGTAAAAGGCGCGGAACAAATTCCTGGTCTGGTGACAGCCGCAGGGTCTTTTGTAACACGAAGCGCCGAAGACTTAGGACTTGTGCCTGAATTTGCCAAAATGTCTCCTGAAACACGAGCAAAAGTAGAGACAATAGGCAGTAAACCTCTTGAACAACTTACAGGGGAAATAAAACATCCCAGCTCTCCTGGATTACGTGTCTTAGAACACGTTGTCGAAGAGGTAGTAGGCACGACTATTTCCGTACCACTTGCCAGAGCACTCATCCCCGCACTCAAAGCTGGCACAACACTAAGTAAAGACCTTATTAAGCAAATACTTACAACGCTTCCAGCGGCAACAGTCGGCCAGGGAGTTCGTGAAATGGGTGGCGGTGGCGGTGTGCAGATGGCCGCTGAATTGAGCACGATGGAACTGACTCAGGCCGCAACACGAGTCGCAAAGGCGCTTGCAAACAAGACCGGCATGCTTGAATCGGTTCGTGACATGTTGAAAACAGAAGTGCCAGACATTGCCGAAAAAGTAGAAACTTCGGGTAAAGCAAAAGAGCTACTTGGTTCCCGTGGCTACGAGCCCACAGCACCAGAGCAAACTGGTTCACCAATACTTGGAAAGGTTGCAGCGGCTCGATCCGCAGAAGACCCCGCAGGCTTTGGTATTCCCGCAAGCCAACGTTCTGCCGCCAACATTAAAGCAGCACAAGAAGCAACGGGTGAAATGCTCGGTGCCGCGCCACCGGAAGTACTCGAACCCATCGTTGAACAAGCAAAAACCACTGTCCAAGAAGCGGCTGCAACTTCTGCCGCAAGCCAGGAAGCCCTTGCACAAGCGAAAGCGCAGGCGGACGCTCTGCAAAAAAATGAGATTCTCGGCAAACGCGCATTGGCTGATTCTCGCTCAAATGCTGTCTTGACCGCAGAAACCAAGATGCAAGATGTTGAAGACAAGATGCGTGAAGCAAATAAGCAAATGCAGCAAGAAGCGCAAAAAGCTCAACAACAAGGCACACAACTAGATGATGCGAAAATTGCGGAACATCGCAGACTTCAAGATCAGTTGACTCAAGACCGACAAGCAGCGCATGATGAATACACCGTTGCTGTGCGTGCTGCCGATACCGAAAAAGAGGGTGTCAAAGCTGAGGTCAAAGCGACTCAAAAGAAACAAGAAATTATCATAGCAAAACAGACAAAAGCCAATGAAGATGAAATGGGCACATTACTTGCGGATGTGAGCGATGCCGCAGCCATGCGTGCTCCTGGCGCGGTTGCCGGTGGCGAGAAAGCTGTGCGAGCATCACAAAAGGAACGCGGCGAGAAAGCGGGAACGTTTTTTTCCACCCTCTGGGACAAAACTTTTGGTAACAAAGAAAAAAAAGTTGAGGGGTACTTTGGGAAAGAATACGGAAAACTTCACGAAACCTATAAAGACCTGGTAACGACACCAAAAGACACTAGCACATTCATGAACGACATACGACCTGGTGGCAGTTTTGATGAAAAAATGAAATTGCAAATGCGTGAAAGGTACGAGCCTGATCCTCTTTTGCACGATATACATAACTACGTGGTGACAAAAGCGGAAGCAATGGGAACTGAGGTTGACAAGACCCCACTCGCTCTTTCCGATTTTTCACAGGTGCGTTCAAGTATTTTAGCGGATATGCGCAATACGCCTATTGACAGTCCTCGCCGCATCGTGCAAAAACAGCTCTTCGATCTTGTCGAAAGTCATATGGAATTACTTGCAGAGGGCACTCCCGCACTTGACGAACTTCGTGGAATTAATGGGCGCTATCGTACAGAGATGCATCGTTTCGTTGGAGATACACCGGGCAATTATGCGACAGTTATCAATCCTCGTACTGGTGAGCCTTTCCATAATCCTGATCATATTGGCGCTTATGTGGCTGGTCCGGGTGCAACATCAGGAAATCTGTCACTAAAGGGTTTACGAAATGAAGACGTGTATAGAACGTATCTTTCTGATCTCAATGACGTCATAAAAGGCAATGTGCTTAAAGGTGATGCAAGTGCACTCGCTGCGGCCAAAGACGCAAAAGCACGTCTTTTTGACTCAATAAAAAACGAATTTTACCAAGAGACGATGAGCAGCGGAAAATTTGACATAAAAAAAGCCGAAAAATGGATTCAGCAACGTCAATCCATGATCGACGAAACCCCTGAACTTCGTCGTTCCTTTAGCTCAATCAGTGATAGACTACAAACAATAGCAGATGTAGCCGCAGTACACCAAGGGCAGCAAGTCGCGGAATCGGGCATCCTTACAAAACTAACAGAAGAAGGCAAAGAAACAATCAGCACAAGCAAGCTTGCTGCGAAAGCGCTAAAAGAAGGTGCAATAGATGAACGTACTTTGGCGGAGCGCACTGCGGATAGCGCGTTTAAAGCACGTGAACGCACTCTTGATGATGTGCTGCGTGATCAGCAAAAACGTGAGCAAGACATCACACTTCAAAAAAACCTGCAAAGTCAGACTGGGACAGACGCGGTTGTTGCGGCAAAGCGAAAACTTCTCGAAGAAAAAAGAGCTGCTGCACGTTCAGAAACGGGACAAGTACGACAGCTTGAAGATATTCGTATGGCGCACGATGAGAAAGTGCAACTTCTCAAAGTGAAAGCAGATGCCGATGAACTCCATTACAAAGATATGAATGATGCGTACCAACAGGTATTTGGGAAACAAGGAGCAGTCGCTAACGCTCTTGAACACGATTCGACATTTAAACAACTTGGTATTGGGGTCGATGACTGGCTCAATCGCACATTGGGGCTTCCTGTGGAAGACCAACTTGTACGCTTTGCAAACTTTAAAAAGTTGACGGGAAGCGACCCGGTTGCCACAAAAACACTCATGGGGTCATTGTGGCAGCGTTTTGTCGAAAGGGAAAGTGCGGGGGCTGCGGGAGAAGCTCTGAGTAAACGTCTCGGTGGAAATGCGGCTATTGCACCGCCAGATGTTATGCGAAAATTTCTCAGTAATGAGCAAGGCTATGGGCGTATCATTAAGCGCATAGCTCCAAAGCACGCAGAAAATATGAAACTCATTGACTTTGCACTTCAACGTTCTGCTGAACTTGAATCGGCCACGGCATCTGGTGTCCCAGCCGCGTTTACCTCTATACCACGCGGTGTACGACGTATTCAGGATGTCGCTGTTATGACGTTTGCTCATATGTTTGGTGTGCCATATAACATTGCGGGTGTTGCTGGCTTGACGACAGAAGCTGCGGCACTCATGTCCAATGCACGAAAAGCAGCAGTGTTGAAAGAATTACACTTTAACCCGCAATCTGCCAAACTTGCCGTAGACATTCTCAGTTCGACGAAAAGTGAAACCTGGAAACTAGCGGTTGCACGAACAATTGTTGCGCGTGCAGGCGCTCAAAATGCAGTATACCAACAAGAGCCGCAACAATAACTAAATAGGTGCAATAATGACGAGCAGTGACCAGATTCTCTACAGCGGAATTGGGGCTTTGGCAGGGGCCCTCGCCTTGCTCTATCGACGGCTCGAAGCCGCGATGAAAACATGCGAAGACGATAGACGTTCTCTGTGGCAGGCAGTGGTGACCCTACAAGTGAAAGACTGTAACAAAGCAAATTGCCCCAATCACAGCCCTTCACTTGGTGTGTAATAGCTAATGAAATGTCGAAAACCGCATGGTATCTGGGGGCGCGTTTTCGTCAGCAAAATGCTTGCGCATTGCCCCCATCCTCTCGTTCCACTCGATGAGATGCTGTCCGCTATCGAGATACAGCTCTGCCCATCGCTCGATATCCCCGACAACTGTTGTTCTCTCGGGCTGCATCACCGCCTGCAAAAACGTGTAGTTTTTAAAATTTGCCACGGGTGGGTACCCCGCGCAATGCGTAGACAAGCATAGTCACATAAAACGTAATGCCAACCGTGATAACAAGCACATCAATCATTTTTACCTCCAAAACACCACCACACTGCCAAGCACACTAACGAAACAGCAAGCATCACATATATTCCAACATCAATCATTTGCAACCCCCAAATACTGCCATTAAACCTATGACGATAATACACCCCACAATGACCGCAAATTGCGTGGTCCATGACCAATCAACACCTAGCGGTCCCGGTGTCAGAAGAACACTCCAATCATTATCATTGAGCACATGGGGAGGTGTATCCAACTTATTCTGCGCCGCTTCAAACCTTTTTTTACGAGACATTTTTACCCCCTTCTTCGATATCCCACGCATACAGCAGGCGCAGATAATTCATGACATCGACATACCGGCCCTTCATATCCTCCCGCAACGACACACCTTTCTCAATAGAGATAAGATGTTTCGTAAGAAATATGAGGATGACATGACGCACAGACAGCCCACACAATGTGGCAATTTTACGAAAATTCTCAAAGCGGTCTCCCTTCGATGCATATTCCTGCTGTGCAAGAGCAAGAACGGCATACCCCGTTGTATCTAAATCCTTCCATAACTCCGTATAGTCCAACGGCATACATATCTCCTACTGACAGCGATCACACGCCACTTCTTGGATTGTTATTTGCTTCTCACAACCATACGTCTTTGCATAGGCCAAAGCGAATGCGACCATAAACCGCGTCATTGGGTGCCAGAAGCTCACTTTCTCAATGACAGGCTCTCGACACCAGGCCACCTCATGTGTTGGACACCAAAGCATCACACCAGGCGTAACAGTGCGATCTTCCAAAGGAGTTTCAAGAGCTTTGTCGATGGACCATCCAAGTTTTACCAAACGAAACCACAACGTTTTTTGGTCACATCCTTTTCGACGTGCCCACGCAGTCATAGAGAGCTTTTCACCCTGATACGTGTAATATGTACACTTTGGCACAATATCAGTCCCCTCTACGCTTGTGCAAGAGTGATGTCTTGTTGTCCCTGATATTTGCCTTTCTTATCTGCGTAACTCACATTACAGATACTGGTCGCGGTGTGAAAAGTGAGCTGTGCAATACCCTCATTTGCGTAAATCAGCACGTCATTTTTGCCCGTATTGCTGATTTCCAGCGTTAAATACCCTTCCCATTCGGGCTCCAGTGGTGTGACATTGACAACAACGCCACATCGGGCATAGGTAGACTTCCCCGTGCATATCCCCATAATGTCACGCGGAATCTTGAAGTACTCAATACTACGTGCCAGCACAAAGCTATTAGCACTCAGCACAAATATGGGTAACGAGAACTTCATAAACTGCCGCTCATTCGGATACTTCGGATCAATAGACATCGGATGTGCAATAGGCATCATAAACTCTTCACTAAGCCGGATATCGTACCCATAACTACTAAGCCCGTAGCTAATAAGCGGCTTTGCTCCCTGTTTACGAACTTGGAAACCGACAAACGGATCAATCATATTGTGAAAAGTGACTCGATGGATGATATCTTGATCTGAAAGTACGCTCACTCTTCTTCCCCTTCTTCGTCGTTTTCATAGAGCCAATCGCCACACGCCAGGCAGTCACCGATCTCTCTGCTCTCACTTACGCATTGCTCACACATCAGACACTCACAATAAAACGCCCTCACAGATACACCCCTTTTTCCACAGTGCTCACACGAATCAAGTGTCATTGCGCACCTTCCAAGCAGGGAAGTCCTCAATTAAATCTAGTAAGTTGTGAAAAACTGGCATACCTAAGGAACGCGCCAGTTCCATTTCTTTTTCCACACCCTTACTATAACCCGGCAGCACAAGTAAGGCATCACAAGCACGCAAAAAATGGCAATCAAGCTCGTACCAATACTCTGGTAAAACTTCCGGCATGATAACCTCATTGTGAGCACTATGCACATGCGGAGCGAAAAATCCGTACCCAAGTCTCGCCAACGCAGCACTCACTTCGTGCACACGGGTGATATTGGCCTGAATTTTGAAGTAACTCGCCGCGTCGTGGGTGTACTCACCCACATACGGGCCAGAGATGAACACATAGTGACGTCGTTGTGCCATTAGAGTAATCCTATCTTATGAGCCATATCTGCCAGTGTGACGCTGGCGAGCTGAAACTGATACCGACTCTCTGTCTCGGGTGTTGCATCTCGGGCATTAATCGGATATCGAAAGGATACCCCACGCTTTGGATGTACACCAAAGAACAATTGCTCAGGTTCACTCCCTTGTTGAAGCACATCTAAACTGTACTCGTCTGGACCTTTAAGGCTTCCTGTCATGAGCAGCTCGCCGCCGCTTTTGGGGAACATACCAACCTGGTGAAAATGTCCAATACCAAGGTACTTAAAATACTCCCCTCTCTGTGCGTGCATCGTGGTAAAGTTTGCATTCATTCGATACATCCCGTAAAACGGTATTTGATTCCACGCCTTCAGATTATCTCCATGGAGAAACACAAATGGCACCTCATTGATCACCTGGCGTACCCAGTAGGCGGGAGGAATCGTCATCGTAAAGTTTGCAATGTTTGCACACAACAAACCCACTGTCTCATAGGTCATACGGTCGAAGCTGTCCTCCGTCTTCAGTTTGTGCATAGGCTTCTTACGATTGCGCCCATGATTGCCAGGTAAACCCACCATTTCAACACATTCAAAGTTCGCGGCCAGGTCTCGAATACCCAAAGCAAGCAAATAAGCAGCAGACAGAGTTTGAGTAATAACAGGTCGTTCATTGGTTATTGACAACTCCTCATGTATATCACCAGAAACATTATCACCCAGATTAATAACCCAGAGCTTCCTAATTCGTTCGCCGCGATGATGATCACGCACCAGGTCAATAACGCTATCAACAACACTTTGAAAACGCGCTTGAGCAACGGCCATATTATACTCACCAAAGCCGTTCGTTTCTGCTGCACTCACAACCTCCCCCATGTGCAAACAACACAACATAAGGACTGCTTCTTGTTCGTGTTTATTCTCGACAATTTTGAACGTATGAGGCTCTGGCGGAGGAGGAAATGCGCTGGCTACTTCACGCACTGTCTCACGCACAAGCTCAGTGACCGTCGATTGTTTTTGCACTTCCTTCCACTTGCGCTCTGTAGCGTTCAGCGTTGCTCGTAAATTCGCCACCACCTGTTCTTGCGTATCGCTCGATTTTCGAGATTCCAGTTCGTCAATGCGCTTTTGCAAACATTGCAAAGTGTCATCAGCCACATTTACCGTTTTAGCACCTAGCAGTCTGATATCTGGATTTTTAATCCAACGCTTGTAGCGCTTTCGTACTGCGTCACCCGTAAAATGCGTATTAAAATCCTTATTGAGACAGCGGGCTATGTGCGAATACGTCAGAAATGGCGAAGGCATTGACTCAAAGTAGATTTTTAACGCTCGAATAAGAACTTCTGTGTCATCAGTCACGCAATCTCCTGATTCATGTAGTGTCGAATTGCTGTATGGTAATTTTCTAGTGTCACATATTTCCTCAACACCGTCTGAATGTCTGACATATGCCACACAGCTTTCAACTTATTTGATTTCGGCATAACCCCCCATGCCTCATAAAAGAGTTTGCCTAATAGAAGCAATGAATCATCTGTAAAGATAATTCTCCCTCCTTTAGACCCGTTAGAAGGCACAAGGCTGTGGTACGCAACTATCAGTGCAGCCATTGCGGCACTATTGATCGGTTTTCTTGGGGCCCTTATGTGATACTTTTTTTGTGCTTTTGTGGTCATTCTGCTATCACCATTTGATAAAATGAGCCGTTAAGGTCAAAAACCCATTTTACATAAAAACCCAAATAACCACCCACAAGACCGTCACCAGTTTCCGCCTCAATTCGCATAAATATCCGTCCAACTTTTATCTCGGCTGTAAAAGGGATTTTTAGCGTGGTTAACAAACCATGAACCATCTCTAAATCAGTCATTATGAGCACCCCGTTGTTGTGCCACAACTACCACAGACCCAGCAGGAACCGTTGCGCTGCGTCAGTCCAAAGCATTGCGGACATGCAGGCCCCACAACTTTACCGTCTATATACACTTGACCCCCTCCAACTGCGTACTCCTGGTGCTGTAACTCCGCAAGTTTGGTTTCAAATAATGCAGTAACAAACTTCTGCTCTAACCACTGAGCAATGTAATCCGTCAAAGAGCTAGCAGTGTGGATCTCTTTGTTTGTGGTAAATCCGTGCGGTTCATACCGTGTGTGGCGCAATTTCGCTATCAACACCTCCAGAGGCACACCGTATTGAAGTGCCATAGACACCATTGAAGCAAAAGCATCCATAAGCCCGCTGAGTGTGGACCCTTCTTTCGCCATAGTGACAAACACTTCCCCAGGACTTCCGTTGGGGTAAAACCCAACGGTCAGGTACCCTTCGGTTCCCCCCACTGAGAACTTATGTGTGAGAGAGTTGCGCTCATCGGGCAATGACTTCCTCTGTGGTATTGCAAGTGGGCGATGGGCATTTAAGGCATCTAGCCCCTTCTTTATTGCCCGTGAGGGATTTGCTTCTGCAACTGCCGTATTTGAAAGTATTGGCGTTAACTTACGTAACTCCGTATCGTCTACTGGGACCTCGACATCGTGTTCAACATATGCCAGGGTGCCAGAGAACATCGCGTGACCAATGGCGTCATGTTCAACATATGAGTCTGTTCGCGTTTCGTGAACATCTTTCAATTTCTTAACGGTCACCGGCTGTTCTCCCTTGCAACCATCTCGATAGACAGCAATTGACTTCAAACCGAGTTCCCAGGCCATGACATAGGCGTCCTTGATATCGTCAACGGTCGAGTCTGCGGGCATATTAATGGTCTTCGACACGGCTCCTGACAAAAAAGGCTGTACCGCAGCTACCATCTTTACATGCGCCTGCCATGGCAGGGCATTCTCACCCAATGCACATTGGGAATTATCGGTAACTGCCTCGTTTGTAACGTGGATATTTCCGCCACCAACCAGTTGTTTCGTTGTCGAAACACCAAGATACGGTTCAATGCCCGTCGTTTCACAATCCATCATAAAACTGATTGTCCCACATGGTGCGAGCAGCGTTACCTGTGCATTGCGATATCCGCCGCCCTTTCCAACATTCATTGCTGCCCGCAAAGACTCCGCAGCCGAAATAGCGAGTGCGTGCGTAAGAGCGTCAGACCAAAAAAAGATTGGTTTTGCGTCATAATGCGCTTTCAAAACACCCCACATAGGGTCGCTATTTACTTCGTAACCACCAAAATGCCCCTTTATGACCGCAATACGCCCACTTTGTATGTACGCCTCTCCCGTCATGAGTGCCGTAATGGCTGCTGCCACGTTACGCCCAGCATCAGAATCGTAGGCAATCCCTTTCTCCATGAGCAAGCCGCCAAGATTGCCGTATCCCAACCCCAGGGGCCGGAAACTTTTTGCTATGTGTGCAATCTTTTCAGTGGGATAACTTGAACGATCAACAAGAATATCCTGTGCTGTAATGAGTATATCAACAACATGCTTGAATACCGCGACATCAAAATCTCCATCTTTGCGGCGGAACTTCATCAAATTGATTGACGCCAGATTGCATGCCGCGTTATCCAAAAATACGAACTCTGAACATGGATTGCTCGTAGTAATTGGGCCACTATTGGGGCACGTATGCCAGCGATTAATCGTATCAATGAATTGCAAACCGGGATCACCGCACAGCCAGGCCGCATTAGCAATGTCATTCAATAACCACTCACTATCGGGAGCTTGCATAAATACGTCTGTTACGGCTACGGAATTGTTGGAATTTTGGAATGCAACTGATGTCAGGGCCTCGCCCTCAATTCCACCACTGTATCCAGCAGCTCTGAGTACTGCCGCTTTTTCTTCTTCGTTTACTTTGCAACGAATGAAATCACGAATCTCAGGATGGTCTATATTCAGAATGCGCATACAGGCCGCTCTGCGCGTCGTACCACCGCTTTTAATAGCCCCGGCATTGGCATCAGCGACCTTCATGAATGACAGCACACCGCTGGCCGTACCGCCGCCAGAAAGGGGAGAACCCTTCGCTCTAATATTTGAGAGATTAATTCCAGCACCTGAGCCCCCTTTAAAAATCATCCCCTCTTCCTTGTACCAGTCGAGAATAGATTCCATCGTATCATCAACAGCCAACAGAAAGCATGCGGATGTTTGGGGAATCGCCTGCACGCCAACATTGAACCACACCGGGGAATTGAATGATGCATATTGATGCAGCAGAATGTGAATAAGCTCATCATAAAATATGAGGCCGTTTTCAGCATCAAAATACCCGTCTTGAACTCCCCACTGGTAAATAGTGTGTGCAACGCGATTAATTATCTGCGCAACAGAAGATTCTCGTACCCCGTCAACAATACGAAAATACTTCGACGCAACAATTGTTGACGCTCGTTGTGACCATGACCGTGGAAAAATCGTGTCTTTTGCCTCAAAAACAGTTTTGCCTTCAGTATCAGTAATACAAATATTTCGATTTCCCCATCGAACACTTGTAAACGGACTAAACCCTGCAGACGTGAAATACCTATCCCATTGCAGCAACGCCATACGCCATCCTTTGTGTGTGGAAACGCGAGAGGAGAGAGCAAAAGTATAGCATTTTTGCCCCTCTCCTGCTCATAACACTTTTTAATAGCTAGTGCTTCTCTCGCGGCATTTCATGCGTCAAAAGAATAGGTGTTTGCGGCTGCATTATTTGCTTAAATGCCTCAATAATCGCCGCCCCTTGTGCCTGAACAAGCAATTGCGCGACACTTGGCCAACCTCCATCAATGTCAGTATGCTTAATCTGTAAAGTCGTCTGACCAGTTATGAGACTGGTTTCAAGGCTAATGGTAATGACAGGATTAGGCATTGAGTTCTTCCTCTTTCCACAATTCGAGTTGATGTTCCGACGCCACAAAAATAGGCCCGTTGGATTCACATTTTCCTGTGTCTGTGACATCCCATCTCTGCACATGAAAATATTTTGTGTAGCCCAGGGTAACCCATGAAAACGACAAATTCGCCTTAAGTACACGATATGGCTGCGTTGCCCACTGTTGTGGTGTCTGCGTTTCCCCATAAGATGGGAGATAACGCACTTTTGTCCCAGGGAAAAACTGAAAGGTCTTTTCTGTTTCCGCGTCACTTATCTGCATATCTCAACTTCCTTTCTATCCAAATACCAGGATAAAAGTCACGCGCTATTTGACGAATCCGCTCTCGGGACAGTCCGTATCCACGACCAATGAATGCATAGGAATACCCATTGCGCAAAAACTCTTCAAGATCGTACAGCGCAGTCTCGCCGTACTTCGCCGCAAAATGACGCTCAAATTTTTTTGCCCGTGGGATACCCAGAGCTTTGTGCCATGCTCCAACTGTAACCTCAGAAACGCCAAGTGTAGTCGCAATTTCTTTCCCAGTGAGTTGTTTCTCAGTGGTGAGGTGTCGTAAGCTCTGTTCGATAAGAGCTTTATCAGTACGTAAACGCATCTTAGACCGCCTCTTCGATGATAGATATCCGCGATACCTTGCCAACTGTATGAAAACTCTTATGCAGAATCGCAGCAATTTTTCGCAAAGACAAACCTGTTTGTCTCAAATCGCGCACTTGTTCGATCAACGCTCTTGAAAAGTGTGTCATGCCAATTTCCCCATTTGCATATTGCACACGTAAATGGCCATTTCCATACATAATTTCATGAACCACCAGGGGTTCTTCGGGAATGCGATTTGCCCACTCATGGCATGCAGGACACACCCTCAGCGTGGGACTGCATGTGCAGGGTTCACGTTCAACAGTCTTTTCACCACTGTTTCGAACTCTTCTCTCGCTGGTAATATTTTCCATTCGTATTCTCCAACCCAAGTCAGGCCGCATTTAAATTCCACTGGTATGCTCAACTCTGCTCCATTGTACACCCTTGAACGCTCAAGTGAGCCTTGTAAGAACACGGCCACATCGTATGCCTCATCAGGGTCAACACTCATAACGAGCTCGTCATGGATGTGCAGAAGAATACGACTCTTCATCTCATGCTCCTTAAGCCAGTACCACAAAGCTATAAAACCGTACTGATTCATAAGGTCTCCGCACTCCGATTGAAGGAGCCATGAGTACGCACGACGAAATAATTCGTCATTAATCTCCTCGTAGTACACATCCCAGATGCGACCCCACGAATTAATGAGGAGTTTATTCTGCCGTACTTCTTGACGAATTCGTTGGTGCCACTTCCTGATACCTGGAAATGCCTTGTGGTATTCCTCAATAAGCTCATCACACTCTTCCGCAGAATAAACGTATCCCTCCTTCATAAGGGTTTCGGCCATCCTCACCCCTTGCATAGCCCTCTGAGCGCCGTGGCCAATACTTTTGCATACTTGCCGTTCACCAGGTTCGACAGCTTCAATGACCTTCTTAAACACAAGAGCAGCAACAAACTTATGCTGGTCAAATTCTGTCGAGCGTAAACGAGCCAGTCGAATAAGCTCAGAGTCGCCAGTATACGCAAAGCAAAAACGAGACTCCACCTGACTTAAATCTGCGTCAAGTATAATATGACCTTCTTCAGGCAATACCATACGACGCACACGCTTATCTCTCGGCCAGTTTTGCGAATTTGCTCCAGTACCGTCTGGCGCGGCACTCGATGAAAGACGTGCTGCTTCAGTGTTCACTTTTAAGGTGAATCGAAATCGCCCATCTGCGCTAAAATGCTTATCATAGCAAAATGTTGCCGCTTTCTGTGCTTTGCTATGAGTAATCGCAAGGTCAACGACTTCGACAACATCGGGCCGCGTCTTAGCATATTCGGCCTTAATTTGTAAGAGCGTCGTAATATCGCTTGTTTCCGTAACCTCCCCTGATGCTCTCTTCTTAAACTTGGCCGCAACACCCATCTTCTCATACAACATCTTTTTGAGAAGAGCTCCCGAGACCGTAAAACCACTTGTGTACAAAGGAGCCCCATTTATCTCACCGAGTTTATCGCGTGCTTCCTCTGCTTCATGCAACAAATACCCCATGAGCGCTTTTCTATATTCCTGGTCAATTCGTACTCCACAACTCGACAGATCCAGGATAGGATCGTACAGACGCTTATAATGAGCATGATAAAACTTGTCGAGGTGGTGCGACTCAAGTTGGCTCCATAAAATGTCATGTAGTTCTCGGGTAACACAACTATCAAGCCCGCAGTACTCGTAGTAGGCTTGCTGCGTTTCCGGCGTTTTAAGAATGGCATTTTCATCGTGCCCCTTCGCCTCACTCTTATAGAAAGGCTCCCACGTATACCTTGACGTGATAAATTCGAGACTGTGCCTACTCGCCGGATCAAGACAATGGTGCATCGCAAGCGTATCTCGTATCTCACCCCCTACCTTGATGCCCTCCTTCTCAAACCACCACCTGTCAAAGGATATGAAATTGTGCCCCACTTTGATGCACGGTGATGCACACAAAGAGTGGATGATGTTGCCCACGACAATATCAAACGGCAACACAAGACTTTCATGCGGAGTGTACGCAAAACTCACACAGACAATCTGACGTTTGCCTTTCACCTTTGGTGTTTCAATATCAATAGCCATAATTGTCTGGGGATCTTGCGCTGCCTCGCAATAGCGATAAATCGCGTCATTATACGCGCGTATATCCCCATAAGGCGTTATGTGCTCTCTTTCAATCCTGTGAGCACACCCGCAATACCTATGGTGTGTCGTGTGCTCTGTCGCCATGAGCTTCGCACGCTCCCAATCAATCCGTGCGTGCTTCTCGTACTCCTTTCTAGCATAGATGACGCTAGGATCAATCATAGCCAGGACTTTTATGCCTCGCCATTCGTAGACTGATCCACGCCGTCTGAGGCTGTCTCGGAAACCTGTAAATGCCTCAAGCGGGTCATCCCCAATCGTAATGATAAAAGAGGGCGCTCCCACATGGTTATAAAGTCTTTCTCGCTCAAAAATTCTCTTGTCCAAATCAGTGTGTTCAACACGTATGTCGACATGGACTCTCGGGTATACGTACTCGACTCTACATTTTCGAAGGTCGATTCCGCCGTATCGGGCATGTTGTACCACCTTTGTGCCCCGGCGTCCAAGCCAGGGCTGTTGTTGTTCGTACTCATCATAGTTCGGAGCATCGCACACAATGACTATCTGGGCATCCGCAGGACCAAAACCGTACAGTGGCTCAGCGTGATCAACCCTGTCTGGAATAGCAACCACTGTTCCACTCGCCTTTGTAAGTAATGCCTCTAAACGAGTCATGGACTACCTTTCTATCCACGAACCGACAGCTACACCCACCCAGAAAATCAAAATCCCCGCCGCAACCATAGACGTCCAAAACATCCACATACTCTCCTCATTTAATATTTCCACTCTTCCTCATCCGTGTCCTCATTGAGATCGACATACCATTCTGTTTCTACATCAATAATGCGACCCTCGACTTCCTCAGGTGTCTCTCGGACTTGAAAGTGAACACCGTTCGACAAGGCCACCGTAGATCCATCAACAAAAGAAAGCCTTTCATCCTCATCATGTATCGTAAGATGAGAAGCACGAATAGCGATAATGGTGTCGAAAGCTACACGTATAACTTGACCGTTACTTTCAGTAAACTGCACAAAACGAGACATCTAGTTATCCCCCGGGTGTAAGGCATCATATTGATTCAATGCTTTTACGAGCGCGCCAATGGTGAAAGACAGCGTACCACCATTTTCATTAAATACATCAACCACATCCTGAGCTGCGCACAGGAGATCATGCAGTGCCGAAACCTGCTGCCCCTTCACATATTTCCTCGTTTTATTGACCGCTGCCTTGTGCTCTTTTGCGGCGGCGAGTTCTTCTGGTGTTACTTCCTTGCCTTGCTTCTTTCCTTCTCGTATAGCCTCGACTGCCTCGACAACACCAACCTCGCCTTGGTGGACAGCTTCTTGGAGCTCCTGCCCCGCCTCAAGGAGCTTTAATCGCCCATAAACATGAGCCAGCGATTTTCCAATTTTCTGCGCGATCTTCTTGGAATCCCACCCAAAATTTTGCAATCGTAAGAAAGCATGCGCCTCGTCAAGAGGACTGAGCGACTCTCCCTGATTTGCAATGATGCTGCTAACGATCAAATCGGGAGCAGAGCCATTCTTCTCTAACATAACGGGAACCGCAGATATTTCCACACCTTCTTCAATGAGCTGAAGCACAGCCCGAAGCCTTCGCTCACCGTCAATAAGTTCAAGGCCGCTTCCCCGCTCTTTGACAAGAAGCGGCTTCCACTGAAAAAACCCATGCTCTCGTATGGATGCTACCAAATCCGTAATGTCAAATTGTGTGCGAGGATTCCACCCTTCGCACACAGAGATGGCCTGAGGGTCCACCTTAAAAAGATCCGTCTTCCCGACGTAACCTTCAATTTTTAAAATTGATGCGGGCATTATTGACCTCTTTTCGCATTAAGGTACTGCTTTTTCGCCTTTTGATACGCCTGTCGAATCAGGTCAGCGTGTATAGTCTTGCCGTTATTGTCGAGGTAATACGTGCGTGCCTGTAGTGACTTGTCGCCGTATATCACCTTTCTCAACTTCTTCGCCTTTTTAACGTTAATAACCCACCTCCACGCTTACTAATTTATCATGCAATTCTATGACCTTTTCAATAACCTCTTCCCTGGTGCGTCCAAGATCATCGTTGAACCACATTAACTCATTTAATTGTTCTGATGTTACGTGCCCGCACGTATCAGCATATAGGAAAATGGGCTCTGCAGAAAGAGTATGTCTAAGGCTGTTTGCCAATGCGTACATACCCCACACACAGTACCTATCAATAACATCCTTACCGTATGTCACCGCTACATTATGAAGCGCATTTTGCCCCCATGAGATTTTGGGGTCTTTCACAATTGCGAGCCAGCGATCATATTGCTCTTGATTCATGCTACACACCCTCGGATCTGCAATCAACTTCGTCACAGTTCTCTAAAATCTTATCGTAGTCATACCCCATTTTAGAGACGAGAGCTTCGACAAAGAGTCGTGATGCCCGCTCAATCCCTAAAATTTTTGCAATCTCTTCGACAATGTACACAAAGCGCGTTGTCGTTGAAAAGGCATGAAGACCTACAGGAGGCTGCGTGTTTTGCAGCATAGCTACCAACCACGTATTGGCGCGCAGTTGGTCGTCTGACCACATACGCCCTGGCCTTGGAGTAGCATCTTCGTCGTAATGCATGTTATTTCCCTTCTTTCAATAGTGTTTGTAAATCTGAGTCCCAGTCTGTTATCCATTCTTCTTTTATCGACTCTGCTGTTATTACAGGTGTCGGCTCTGCCTCCATAATAAAGCCCTTGCCTGTTTTGACCATATAATGTGCACTATAGCTGTCGATAATCTTCAAATAATGAAGTATATTTCCATGCTCATGATATAACATTTGCTTAGGTTCTACAGATGTCATCTGCTGCAAAGAACGACATACACTACAAAAGGCAAACATTATTGTGCACTCCTATTCATTTCTCCACTGGACCAACAAGGCAGTGTGTGTCCTCCCGCTGCCTTACGTACAGCTTCACATTGTTCCTGAGTTCCAAAAGGTCCAACTGTGTAAGCACCCATATTGATATAAAGAAACCACCACGCAAACACAGTCATAAGGATATTAGGGTTGTACACTCCTATTCATTCTCCCTTGGTCCAACAAGGCGTTGGTGTGTATCCTCTCACTGACGCACGTGCTGCTTCACATTGTTCCTGAGTTTTAAAAGGTCCAACTGTGTAAGGAGCCATATTGATATAAAGAAACCACCACGTAACCACAATGACACACTTTCGTAAACGCATCTCATTCCTCTCTACCACAAAACGGCTAGTTTAGACCCTGGTGAACACAACAGTAGTGAATCTTTTGCACGTGTCAAGCCCACGTAAAATACCCGTCTCATTTCCTCTGCTGCGTCTGAGGACTGCCGTATAGCCTCATATGCCTGCATGGATATATCAGGGCACATCACCACAGTCGAAGCTTCTGCACCTTTAAGGCTGTGCACAGTTCCCACTATTACTTGTGGTCTCTGTCGCAATGTCGCGACCCCGCGCCTGTCGATAATCTTCAACACATACTCACGTAGCACATCACTACCCTTACTCATGTGCTCCATATACCAACTAACATCAGGTTTCGGTACAATGTGTGCGAGTGCTTCTGGGGTAAACCATGAAGGTATCATGTCTGCAATGTCTTCATCAGTCGCTTTATCGGAAAGCGACTCAATTTCTTTACGCTTCCCCCGTGCTAAAATATTTTCAACAGGGAGGCCCGCTGCCCAGGCTTTAATGTCTCGCACAGACCAGAAACGCGCCTGCTCATTCCATATAAGGCTATCAGGCCGTGTAAACGCTAACACTCGATCTATCACTGTCAGGCTACCACTGCGACCTTTCGGAAGCGGATTCCACTTCCCGTGGTTTGGCCGACTTGGGTTGTGGAAAGGGATACCCGCATCGCGCAAACGGGTAATAACAGCATGAAGCATGTAGCCGCATGTCGTCTGAAACATCAGCGTATTGTCATCTTGCGTATACTGCTCTACAAGACGTTCTATCTCCCCCTGTGAAAACTTTTTAAAACTGCTCGAAAGACGTTGGACACTCCCCTCCACATCACGTGGCACAAAGGCAATAGGTATCGTCTGCTCGAACCTCTGTGCCCATCTATACGCCTCAGCGTAGACAGCTCTGGACAAGCGATACGATTGCTTTAATCTGTCCTTTACTTCTACAGTTCCTTCATATTTTAAACACATATTCTGTAAAAGTAGAGGGTCGCTTCCCCTCCAACTGAAGATAGCCTGCTGGCTGTCACCTAAAAAAACAAGATGTTCAGCCTTCTCCCCCCACTTCATGAGGAGTTTCATTTCAAGCCCACCCGTATCCTGTGCCTCATCGCACAAGATAACGGCGGGATCTCCCGGTGCTTTGTCGCAATCTGTATACGCAACCTCGATCAAATCTGTAAAATCAAGATACCCACATTGCTTTTTCCAGTCTGTCCACTTCTCGTAAAAGCCTGCAACACTCTCAGGCCATTGTGTCATAGGGATACCCATTGTGCGATACCACGATGCCTGAAGCTTCGCGTCATCCCCGTAGGTTTCCCCATCCTTAGACCCATAACTGTCATCAGTTGTTCCACTATGTGCGGATAGCGCATACGTAGGGTATGCCTCATTCCATTCTTTGACTTTCGCCTCGGCGATGGTTGGCGAGCCAAGGGCTCTTGAGGCAAAGCCATGCACTGTGCCAAGTTGGCTATATGGTAATGCTACATCACGTGACGCTTGCTTAGCGCCTGCCTTCGTCAACGAGCACACAAGCACACGATCATGCCCATAACGTGTCGTGGCTCTAGCAGCCCACCTTGCACATTCAGTGGTCTTACCACACCCCGGTGGTCCTAATAGGACTGATATTTTCATAATAAAAAAGTCCCCTGTCGCAAAAGAGCCTGCTCACTTTCAGACAACAGCGGCCAACTCCGCAGTACCCCAATAATTCGTATTACTTCCTCAGCACTGTGGGCTTCAATGACCATCGCACCAAAAGACCTCATATTGCGTGCCCACGCTTTCTGGAGTGAGGTAGATTCCTTTCCCTGCTGCTTGACCTCGACATACAACGAAACAGGCCATGACTGATATGGGACAGGCACCGTAATGTAGAGGTCAGCCTTGCCCGCCTTCCCGTAGGCACCACCATGCGTTTTTTCTACGTTGCATCCGATGTTTTTCACGTTTTTCATAATGGACTTGACGATGCTGGCTTCGAGAGCCATGTCATTCCTCCAATTGCTCTATACGCTCAAGTAGTTTGTCCTGAAGCTCCTCAATAGTGACAATACCCTTCTTTAACAACAATTCAATAAGTGTTCCAACACTTTCGGTGAGCAATTCTTGCTGCGAAAGGTGCTTTATGCGCTTCTCCATATCGTACAGCGGTATCATATCTACAGCTCCTGTTCTATCATCCACAGACACGTTTCAATAAATAGACGCCTACGTTTTGCCTCGTCACCAGGGTATTTTTTCATAGTGAGACACGTGAGCAACAGGCCCATATGACCCGCTAAAACCTGTCCTTCCGTTTTGAGATGATCATAACATCCCTCAAACAATTTCATCTGCACGTTTGCAGGCGTATCCTCAGTCGCATCAGTAATAATAAGCGTATCTGTTTCATACCGCACATCATAATCCATGAAAACCCCTTGAGAGAAAAGGAGGGGATTTCTCCCCTCCCTCGAAGATTAATACTGTATATCGTCTTCCTGCGCGGTGGGTACCACCGACTTTGCGGTAGGATCAATGACCTCAGTTGATTCGAAGGTGGGATACGCGAGGCTGCCTGCCAGCATACGCGCATAACCACGCGCAGCATCAGCTACCTCGCCGGTAAGCGGGTAGAGCGTCTTGAAAGCCGCAACCATACCCAAACCTTGCTTGCGTTTCTCCAGGCTAATACGTGTCATGAGTTGATTAAGAAACTGGCCAGACATGCCCACAGTGTTACGGTATTTCTCGAAATTGGCAATACTGGTACGCGGCACATTAAACTTCACCGGCATCGTGCGGTCAGGAAAAAGCAGATACACGAAATAGCCAGGATTGCACCCGCCTTGAAATTTACCAAGAGGGCACCGCGCACAATCTCCACCAGGATTACCAACACCGTGGCTCCCATCATACGAAACACAATCGGGAGGAGATGCTTGGGGATTTTTGGTATCGTAGGCCGCACTGTAATATTGCCTCGTTGCGTGTGCATGAAGAATGACCACATCAAGATACTGCATCGGCACTTCGCCGTCTTCTGTTTTCACAACATACGACAAAGAGCCCGCGCCGGGGACCCGGATTTGATCAAACTGGAAGGGGTTAAAACCTGTAAGTCCACTCTCGCGTAAACTTGAAATTACGTTATTCACGTCAATTTTCTGGATTGCCAAAGTCTCGATACGTGCTAACGCTTTCGATTCAGTCATTGGGATTGATCCTTGTAATTTGTGTTTTCTAACCATTTTGTTTCTGCCTACTTAGTAAATGGGCTTTGCTAAAAACGTTGAAATCGCTTTAATAGCTCCTTCTATGTCTTCGAGTAAACGCTTGAAGAAGGCCACGCCTTCCCCATCCCCGTCAATAATAGCCTCGCACAGAGATTCCTGAATGCTACCTCTCTGTTCCCGCAATTCAGCTAACTCATCTATCATACAATATCCTCGTTCATTTGTCAATAGAAAAATTAACCCCCCATTAGTGGGCTGTACCACTTATCCCCGTCCTCTGTCTCCTCGTACTCTGCCGTCGTCAACGCCTGGTGCAAAAGCAAAGCCATTCTGTCAACAAGCACTTCATTATCCCTTAATTCATCTTCCCCAAGGAAATGAAAGATGAGATGTAGCATCTCATGGAGGAAGGTCTTCTCGCTGAGAGACCGTGGACGCTTCAACGAAGCACAATTTTGATTTTGTAGTTCGATCTCATTGCGCGTCATACGCGCTAAGCCGCCTGCCCCCTCCTTTTCAATCAAATCATCTCGCCACGTCACCACAATACGCTGGCCGAATAATGTAAAGGCTAATGGTATCTTCACTCCTCTACCTCTTACTTTCACGTGTACAGATAAGTATTGCCAGCAAGATCTGCCCTGTACAAAAACCTACCATACCCAGAACTGACCCTGTTGCAACAAGAATTCCTCCACCTAGAAGGTTAACGAGAGCCAATACTCCTAGTAAATTACGATGTGTCATATCTCGCATATTTTACCCTTCAATCGCAATGAATATGAACAAACCCTGTCCCGGTATTCCACGCAGTGCAATAGGGGTCACGATATTGCAGCACATAGACCGAACGATGTCTATGGTAATACCCTTCATTGAGACCGTCTGCAAACTGACCCCATTGCTGAGCATTCCAGCCGCAACCACTTAACGCTAAAAGTAAACTTCCGATGCCCATAATTCGACGCATGTTTCGATTTCCTCATCTCCATAAGTGTTAATAAATTCCCGCGCCCATGCGAGCTTGTCATCTACACGCTGACCAGGTGGTTGACTTGTAGTCCATAGTTCTAAATTCTCTATGCGATTGTCATCTCTGATTCCATTGATGTGATGAACGTTTTCCCCCTTCCGCAAAGGACGTCCTAAATATTCAGACATAACTAGTGTGTGCTCAGCTATTTGACCCCATAAACCGGCGTTAGGGTGTTCTTTATAGTCATACAAAATTACATAACCTAACTTACTCTTATATCTCTCTTTTTTGGTGGGCTTCTCCCATAAAAGACCATCATCCCCATGAGCAAGTTGACGTCTGTAATGTATATTACAATACCCTTTACTGTAATGATCTTTTAAACAACCATCTACTAGACAGCCAACTAAGCCGTATGTATTACGTGCCTCTAATGTGTCATATAAGCGCATACGCTTGTAATGGACATTGCAGTATCCCTTAGCCTCATGACGTTTACCGCAGTCAGGCACAGCGCAAAAAACAGGGTTGTGCCCATACCGTGTTTCTGCGCCACCAACAGTTTTACTCTTGCGTAAACGCTGATAATGCATACTGCAATAACCTTTCCCTAAAAGTTTACGGTCGCACCCCTCTACTTGGCATTGTTTCATAATCTCACCTCTAAAAGCTCCTCTAAAATATCACGCCGTTTGTCCAGCGCATCTCGAATACGCATGTCTACAGTATTATTCGCTAATATGTGGTGATACCACACAGTAGTACTTTTTTGTCCCGGACGATTAATCCTCGCCATTGACTGGGAATAACTTTCTAAGGAAAAATCGTAATTCCAATATATTACCCGTGCTGCACGGGTAAGATCCACTCCCACACTTCCTGCGCGGAGCTGTGCTACCAATATGTCGCTTTCACCTTTTTGCCACTTCTCCACATCTTTAACGGCACCAGACAGTTCACTACTTGTATAACCCATCGTTTTAATCGTATTAGCGATTGTCCGTAAATCATACCTAAAGCGACAAAAAATTACAAGGGGTACACGCCCTAAATCTTCAAGAAGATCGCGTAGCGCATTGTGTTTTGCATCATGTACGTCTTGCATGATTCTCATACCGTTATTATCATCTATTGGCAAAAACCCACTCGCTACAGCCTGTAGGCGCGTTAATAAAACAGCAGCGTTCGCCACCGAAAGGGACCCAGTTTCAAGCTGGATAAACAACTCCTTTGCGAGTTTGTCGTATAATCGCCTTGCACTAACAGGTAACTCGACAACAATATCAGAATGCACAGCCTCTGGAAGATCATAGCCTTCAGGTTCAATAAGGACGCGAATAGTGTTGAGTTTTTGTCGTAAATCATCCTGGTTAATCCACTGAAAAACCTGCTGATTATTAAACCCTCCCATCACAGCATAGGTTGCGCGAAAACGATGAAAACTTGTGCCAAAAATAGGGCTACCGACGGCACGGCACACCCCGTAGGCGTCAAGCGGCGAGTGAGGTAGTAACGTACCACTCATGCCAAAGCGTAGGGGTATTTTTTTACTAAGCCGCGCCAAACACCGCGAAATGACCCCTCCAGGTGCTTTCGCTCTGTGTATCTCGTCCCCTACCAGTAGATCAAATTTTGCATCAAACATTGCGTCTTCAAGCGGCTCGCGCCATATTGCCTCATAGTTCACCACAATGATCGCAATACGATTTTTTCGCTTTGCCTCTTCCAATACCACGGGGATGACCGCAGCTCGTTCTCTTATCGTGCCTCGGTCTAATTCGCATATTTCGACTGGCTTACCACCGTGTACGGCAAATTGCCGGGTCCACACAGGTACAACACTTAATGGGCATACAATCAATACTTTATGGATATCTGGTTTGTTGAGCACGTAATCCACAATAATCTTTGATTTGCCACACCCCATAATCCCGTCAATAAGTGCCGATTCCATGTTCCAAATAGTTCGTAAAGTCTTGAGCTGGTGACCCCACGGTCTATTCCTGCTACACGTAGGATACACAGTACTCGCATCCTGCTCCACAATGGGAATTCGCTCTTCCGCCACAATAGGACTTTCCCACTTCGCCACAATCCGCTGTAGTGCCTTTACCTGTGCCAGAGGTACCTTCCAACTCTTTGTGGGTGCATCGTATTTTCGCCCAGGGATCTCTTTAATCTCCTCGACAATATCCCGATTGTAGGGAAAACTGACCACAAAGTACCTATCTGTCTGCTGCACCGTGATTTTGACCACTCTATTACCCTTTATTCACCGCAATGATGCTATACTCTTCCATCTAAGACCTTTCATTACAAGGTGCACTTGACAATCTTTGTATAGTAGATTATACATTGTGGTCTGACACGCTGTCAACACCTATTTTAAGGACAATATATGGATACCCACTTTGACGAAACGCACCTTGATGAAATGATTATCGGACTCCGAGACGATTTGCGTAAATGCCCACAGGACTGGGCGACCATCGCCGAACATTCCGGCCTTTCTCCCCTCACTGTTCGCGCCTTTGCGCACACGTGGGTTTGTTCCAGAAATCCCACAATACAGACACTCAAACTCCTCTCTAGAGCTGTGCAGACTTTACACAGAGAGAAGGCCTAACATGCTTTTCGACCCCGCACATATCTCAAATATCCCACAGGAACTCCGCGATATCCCCCGGTGGATATGTTGGCGTGCGGTACCCTCGACAGACGGCACAATAGGCAAGATCCCTAAAAACCCGCACCACCCAACGCATAACGGCTCCACAACGAACCCCAAGTGCTGGGGTACCTTTAGCGAAGCTCTTGGCGCAAGTATGGCGAGCATGGGTGAGCTTGGCATTGGCTTTGTCTTTGTCGACGACGACACCATCTTTGGTCTTGACTTGGACCACTGCCTCGACAAAGACACCCTCACACCAGACGCACAAGAGATTCTGCGCCAGGTAAAACATACGTATGGCGAAGTCAGTACCTCAGGCACTGGTGTGCATGTCTACGGGTACGGCGTACTGCCGAAAACCCTCAAGACCAAACTGGGCGAATTGTACGCGACCGGTCGCTATTTTACGGTTACAGGACAGCATTTACCAGATTCAGCACAATGCCTTGCTGAATGCCCACCCTCCCTCATTGACTGGTTAATGAACTACCTGAGTAAGGGGGCCACAAAGCCCTCAGTTTCCCTCCAGCCACAACACGGCACATACCAGGATATCGACATCAACGAGGAAGATGATTCTCCTCCCGCTGGCACGCAGTTCCACCAACTCTGTGACAAGTACCCTTCCTTCTACGCCGTATGGGAGAGGAAAAGTACGAAGGAGTACGCCAGCCCTTCAGAGGAAGAGATGGCCATCGCTCGCTACGCCTATAACGCCGGATGGTCTCCTCAGGATATCTATCGTCTCATGAAGCATTGGCGCACAACGCATAATCTCGATGGCAAACACCTGACCTCATACCGCTTGACCATTTTTAATCTCCATGAAACTCCCCCTCAGCAAGCTATCGTCATTGACAAGATGGAACGCGCCGCTGCGCTCCAAGTGCTTGCACAGACAGTACCCTTACCGATTGACCGGGTTATCTGCCTGGGGTCTGATGACGGCCACTACCGACTTGTGCTCACCTCTGGGCAGCAAGTCGACCTTGGGAAATTCGACGCCGTAGAGAAGCAACCTCTCTGGCGTAGACTTGTTGCTGAACAAACCAGCATGTACCTGGCTCCCATCCCTGGCAAAGCTTGGAACAAAGTGGTAGAGGCTCTTATAGCGCTCAAGGAGGTTGAAGAGAATACCGATAGTAACACCACTACCGAGACACAACAGTGGTTGCGAGAATTTGCAAGCAACCTTCTCAAGAGTGGTTTGTCCTACGACATTATTCGCCGTAACGAAAGCTTCTATCAAGACACTCAGCTCCATGTAAGTATCAGCAAGTTCCTTGCCCATGTCAAAGTCAAGTACAACCCAAGTATGACTCAAGCAGGACTCGCGCAGCGTTTACGGATGATAGGGTGGGCTCAAACATCAATCACGCTTCCTGACGCAGCAGGAAAGACTCTTACACAAACATACTGGAAGCAAGAAGAGGAGATAGCTTAGGCTATCTTCCCCTCCTCTCCATCCACAGATGTTAGGGAATTTTATATCCCCTACGTTCATACATCTCAATGAGTGTCCCCATGTCAATAATATCCCAACGCTTTTGTAAGTCACTGCGATACACGACGGTTGTCATGCGCATATGACCAGTATTAAGGTAGTAAAAACACCCATGATTCCCAAACTGAACTGTTTCTACTCCGTAACAGTTCAGTACTTCATTCAGAGCTACCATGACACACTCGTCATACCGAGGCAGGTAATGCTGTTTCAGCCAGAGCTGCACTGAAGCATAGGTATGTGGGTGTACCCGGCCATTAATAAGGGCGAGGGCTTTTTTCTGCTGTTCAGATGTCGCCCATGTCAAGCGTTCTATAGACTTCTTTGTCACAGCCTATTCCTCTTCTTTGTACCAGCCGCGTATGAGTACTTCTTGTGCACCGTACACGGTCTTTTTGCCGCAACCATCGCAGGGGTAACGTTGTGCATCCGGCTCGCAATTCCCCATAATATCCCCACACGCAACGCACACACCTTCGTTGTCATCGTTTTCAAGGAGTTCTTCCAGCTCGGACCATACGATAAGATATCGAGGCATTATTCAATCCCCTCTTCTTCTATCACAGTGAGGTTGTGGTCGAGGTAGCTTCCCCGACAGTTTGCCTGCCATAGAACGCGAACAACAGAAAACGGCGTCTCTTTCAGGATAGTTATCCCTGTGATAACCCCTACCCAACCAGCTACCTCCTGGTTCGCTTTCATCTGCTGCCAGAACTTTGCCGACAGTTTGACCTTATTCCCGATTTTCATGCTCTATCTCCTATGATACATTGCACATGGAGTTTGCTTACACTTTCGACATTATCAAAAACCTGTGGACGCAAGGCAGCAAGGTGCCCGCACCAACGGTCCCACAGTGGCTCACTCCCGCCAAGCTCTCGACAGAGTGCCAGGTACGTATTTATTTTGCGGGTAACACCGACAATGGATGTAGGCACAGTAGAGAATGCCCGTTCTGAGAGTCCATAGAGCCGCAGGTTGTGTCGGTCGAGGCACCCCACTCCAGAGTGGGGCAGGAGAAGTTGTGCGAAAAATGACGCCTTGACAATGCCAAAACCGGGGTATTCGATAAGGTCACGCACTGCGTAATGAGCTGCACTCCTTCCTCGCTTTCTCCACCCTTGTGCAGCAGCAAAAAGCGCATCTTGCTGTAAAGCAAGGGTACGTATAGCTACTTTTTGCCAACCCATAAACTGCCTCGACTGAATGCCGTATCGTTCATAGTTCGTCATCATGCGTGGCACAAACTCAAAATGTTGGTTAATGGTGCTGAGGACAAAAAGCCCAACGCGAAATGTATTTACGGGACTCTTCGCCGCGTAGTCGGCAATCATGAGAGCATCAGGGTTGTACACAACTCTACTCCTTATCTATACGCTTTCTATTTCCACGCTATCAGATGTGCCGTGATAGCACATACTTTCCCTTTAGTTATATGCCTCAGCTTCTTCCCGCGTCAAGAAAAAGTGAATACCTCCCCCGCATTCCACCCATCTGTCCTCATTCCACTTATCACAATGCACACGACTACCAACTCTGTAAACTATTGTAGGGTTATGAATGGAAATACCCTCCTCCCCCCCAAAAATTCCAATGACATCTACATACGCAGCCCTACATTTTCTGCTTATCGCATTTGAACGTTTTGCATCCGCTGGAATGGATACTTGGACAATGACGTCACCTCGACATTTTTTCCATCCGATAAAAGCACCTTCAACAGGCACAATAGTTAAACGCGCAACTGTGAGAGCAGTGAGCTTTGCACCACTCAAGCTAGCACCACGCAGATTTGCACCAATCAAATCTGCACCCCTCAAATCTGCCCCACTCAAATCTGCGCCACTCAAATCTGCGTAACGCAAATCTGCACCACTCAAATATGTGCCACTCAAGCTAGCACCACTCAAATCTGCGCCACTCAAGCTAGCACCACTCAAATATGCGTAACGCAAATCTGCCCCACTCAAATCTGCACCACTCAAGCTAGCACCACTCAAATCTGCGTAACGCAAATCTGCACCACTCAAATATGCGTTACGCAAATCTGCACCACTCAAATCTGCGCCACTCAAATCTGCACCACTCAAATCTGCGTTACGAAGATTTGCCCCACTCAAATATGCGTTACTCAAGCTAGCACCACTCAAATCTGTGCCCTTCAAGCTAGCACCACTCAAGCTAGCACCACGCAGATTTGCACCAATCAAATCTGCACCCCTCAAATCTGCCCCACTCAAATCTGTGTTACTCAGATTTGCGCCGGATAAAACTTTTTGAGCAATCGTTACAAGCACTTTACCGTTTCTATCAAGAATATCCATCACTTCTCCTTAGAATTAGGCAATAATGTTTATGTGCACATAGTACTGCACAAAGGCTGGCTTGGTCACGGTGAATCTTCTTCGAGAATAAGGTGGTAGACCAAGCGCACATGGGCGGGTGGAGGATAGACATTTACTTCTTTCCACCCATTGTACGCTGCCCGTGCTTTCTGCTCATTCTCATAGCGGCCAATTTCTGCGTCAGAGAGCGTCAGCCAGTTTTGCCCAGCCCATGAAAATTCCACCGTGTAAAAATCTCGTTTCATGATTTATGCCTTCTTGGATGTGTGTGTTGCTAGCACTTGTATCTCTGCGAGTTGTAGCTCGCATCTAGTGTAAGACTTATCTTCAACGAGTAGCCGAAAGGCTGTAAGAGCCTCTGGAATATTGTCATAGACTTCTATCGTCTCCCACCCTTCATAGTCATACCATTCCTGGATACAAAATTGACGCGTATTCATTCCATTGCCTCATTCTCTTTTTCGTATACAAGTTCGATATTGGCTTCGCACACCAGGGCGAATGCCGTCTCCGCGTCCATACGAGTTGCCCACAAACACCCATCAACATACACCGAGTAGGTAATCATGACCGTCCATCCTTTCCAATACTCTTACATGCGTACAATGGCTGTGCCTGTCTCGAAGGCACGCCGTACTTCAACCCACGTGGCACCAGCGACCGTGCCCCCGTCCAATCTCAACACAACCTCAGGTACCGCGTTGGTTTCTTTCCCGTCGGTCACCAATGCCCATGCATGATGAGGACCAAATTTGACCACCTGTCCGATAAGAGCACGTTTCCACGTTTCCATTGTCGATTCCTTCCTCAGGTTAGACGAGCTTTCGTCGATAGGGCCTAGAGTATGGTAGATGACACGTATACCGTCTGTATCGTCAGCGAGTGCGCACACTGCTGGGTAGGCTGTCAGAGCTTCTTGCTCTGTATCGAATATGAGTAAGCCCCCAGTGTGTGCGTCTTCCATAATTGCCCATAAAGGGTCTTGGTCATAGGCTGCTTCTTCAAGCAGCACCTCAATGGACCAAAACCCCTCTCTCGTTTGCATGTTAGTTGCTCTTTCTTTCGTACTGATAATATACGGCGATAGCGTCTACGAACCGCACGAAGCCAACAAAGACATGCCAGCCTACGAAAAGCCCAACACCTAAAAGCACTGCTGCGATCATGATTCAATCTCCTTTGGTTAGACCAGTTTGCTTTGCACAAGGGTTTTGACGACCAGAACGCATTCCTGGCTGAACGTCATCTTGATGTCTTCGGCGATGGCATCAATGGCCGCATCATCTTCGAACTGAATACTTGTAAGCGTGTAGGATGGTTCCGTTGTACCGGCCCAACCCCCGTGACCCTCAAAGATTGTGTAGCCGTACAGAGTCCTGCCAGCTATGTCATGCACAGCGGCGATGGCGCTCTCCTTTGCCCAGACGTCCGTGGAAAAACAGATGTCATACCGATAGCGATTCATATCCTTGTTCCAACGTTCCATACCTTAGCTCCTCATTGTTGGTGATACGGACCATGGCGCGGACCATACCGTGTACTCGTATGCTGGGTGTACATGCAAGCGTGTGCTTGCAATGCCACATATGTTGCATGTCGAGCCAAGCGATGTTGCTTGTGCTTCGAGATACATATGGCTCTTGGCATCAAAAGACAGAGCCGGTTTTTCTTCTCTTTTCCCTACCTGTGTCTCATTCATACCCTTGCTCCAACCTTTCGTGTTATACTGTGATTCACGACCTTGATTAATAGTATCCAGTGGCAATCCCGCTGTCAACTAAAAAACAAATAAAAATGAGGGAAAGATTTCGTGGCGATGAAACAGCTTCAAAATCAAGAAGATACAGGCATGGCGTGGCTGAAAAAATTGACGCCGAAGCAGCGCTCTTTTGCCGAGATGTATGCGGTGCACGGGAATGGCAGCAAAGCGGTGTTACTGGCTGGGTATGAGACTGCGAATGATGGCCATGACATTGCCAATGCTCTCAGACATAATCCCCTAGTGCTCCAGGCTATTGAGTATTATCGCGCTTTGTTTGCCAGCGAGTCTGATTTCAGTCCTGAGAAGGTGCTCAAGTCCCTCGCTGAGATGGCCTCTGTGGATGTCTCAGCCTTCGTGACGGATGAGTGGGACCTACGACCTAAAGGGCAACTGAGCGAGGCACAGAGGAGGGCTCTCGTCGGTCTAGAGGTCATTGAGAAGAAGGATGGCCGCACAGTCAAACCCAAATTTGCCAAGCTGGAGGCTCTTAAGGAGCTGGCAAAGATCATGGGGATGTATGCAGATGTGGACGAGAATCGAAAGGATGGGCTGGCAATCACGATTAACCTCGGCCAGCAAGTCAACGTTAATGGTGAGGTTGCGGCTGAGGAGGTAGCGGTTGGACATCTACGGATCGGGAAAGCCCACTCGGAGTGAATGGGCTCTCACCGGGCACACAGAGGGGTTAGGGTTGAGCCGTCTGGCATGCGAGAGTTCGACGTGGGTTAATGTCTGTACGACTATCCCACCAAAAACATTTTGGATACTGAAGAGTACCTATCTTCAGGATAACGCGATTCATACTGTAGTGTGCGTTTTCAAGCACACGCTTTATTTCATACTCATTCATGACTGTTCGGTTGCTGTCCTTGAGCCAACGGGCAAAATGGCGAAAGCAAAAAGCGCTTATTCCCCCCACACATAAAGACGATTGTCGCGCAATGTCGAGGGGAGTGTAATTCTCAGGTGCTAAAGGCGGAAAAATATAGAAATAATCCCGAATCATTGTATCAACGTTCTGCACACTAAAAGTTGCGGGCTCCTTAAGGAAACTCTCCCTAGACTCGCACTCATGCATATGTGCGGAAATTTTCTCAAAGAGCGTGTACATAGCCTCAATCTCAATCTCAAGTGATTTATGGCTTGTACATTCGAGGTCAGTACGCCTTTCAAGGATATCAAAAGCCTTCGCTACTGCGCCATGCGCTTCAACCAACTCCTCAAACGCGAGATATGTGCGATCACGTACACTCTGCGCTCTTGCTTCAATGCGTATTATGCGCGCAGTCTCTTCACGATCTACTAACGGTATAAATCTGGGCATCGGTCAGTCTCCTACAGGGAAATATTGAAGTACTACTTACGTTCTATAAACAAAACATATGTCATCTTCTATTCTACTTCTTAAAAATATGTTATTTGTATAGAACGTAAGTAGTACTTCAAAAAATGCCATATGTAAGAGCCCCCAAGCGTTTGTGCGAAAAGCCCGTCGTTATTGGGCGAGGAGCTTTTACCCCTTGTGCAGACAGCCCACCCTGTTGTACCTATTATATATTTATATACGTATGCGGTACGATTATTGCTACGCGCGCGCGAAGTACTCATTAGAGTGCTGCGTCTCCTGTGCTGTGCCCTCAGCTCCATTATGTACTAGATATATCTAAAAAAAGTTATCTGGTACATACAGATGAGTAGATGAGTAGATGAGTAGATGAGTAGATGAGTAAATGAGTAAATGAATAAATGAGTAGATGAGTAGATGAGTA